AAATGCCCTAGCGAACTCCGTGGGTGAGTAGCCCCTGGAGCGGTACAACGTCGCGCCGACAACCCAAGTCGCCCTGCTCCACCTGCAGGGCGATCTGCTGCATGCCGACCTGGTGCGCTGGGGATGGCGACCGCACTGGGCCAAGGACCGTGCTGCACCGATCAATGCCCGCGTAGAGAAGGTGGCCCACGGCCCGTTCTTCCGCGCGATCTGGCCACACCGGGCAATCACACCCGTCGATAACTGGTTTGAGTGGGTGGATGAAGGCGGGCCGAAGAAACAGCCCTACCTGATCCGCCGGCGGAATGGCGCGCCGGTGCTGTGCGCCGCCATTGGCCAACTGCCCGACAGCGACGAAGGCCCAGGCGAGCATGACGGCTTCGTGATCATCACCGCCGACAGCGCCGGCGGAATGGTGGAGATCCACGACCGGCGGCCCGTGGTGCTGACGCCGGACCTGGCTAGGGAATGGCTGGACCCGGCCACGCCCAAGGAGCGCGCCGAGCAGATGGTTCTGCACCAGGGCGAGCCGGCCGAGGCCTTCGAGTGGTTCAAGGTCGACACGGCCGTAGGTAATGTACGGAACAAAGGACCGGAGCTGATACAGAAAATTCAGTGAATGAGTTCTTTCGCCTTTTCAAGACATTCCGTGGCGCTGTCCAGTGCCTCAGCAGCTTTGGCCGAATCCGCGTTACCGTTTTCGGTGCGCTTTCCAGTGATCACGTACAGAATATCGACGCCGGATTCCGCGACCGATGCCAGGTAATCCGCCCGCGGAAGACGAATACCGTTCTCATACCTTCCCTGAGCATTCACTTCCACGCCACCAATCGCACCGATGGCAGATTGGGACAATCCAAGTCTAAGGCGTTCAGATTTCAATCTTGCACCGATGCTCATGCCTGTATATTCAAATGGGTGTACTCATGGGAGCCATTGAATACAGAGCAAGTTCCCGCCTACAGTTTTCTTCATCTACCGAAAAACCACATGACGCCCACCACAGCAACGACCCACCCCAGCGTCAAAAGAAAAGAGAGCCCTGCCAGCTGCTTGTCCATAAGTGCCTGTCAGTTTTAATGGAGAATTGCCGTCCTGAGCATCCAAGCCAAAAGCGTAGCTCATCATCCTCAGTGCGCAATCGCCCTGACGTACGCCTGGCACGCCCGCAGCGCGATCACGGCATTATCCCCGGCGTCGGTGATGCCGATAACTCTTTGAACATGCGTTGGGTTAAGCTGGGTTAGCTTGCGTAGGAGCCTACGCTGGCGCAGGACAGCCGGCGACCCTTAGAGGTGCTGCATCCGCAATAATGACAGGAGCGGTTGCCGGATTTAACACACCAACGACAACCGCTCAGTCAATAGGACTTGCTATAGGTAGCGTATATGCGTCAGGTTTTTGCAGAAAGCATCGAGCTAGCTTGGTTTAACGACGGACTGTCTGGGATATCCATGGATATGAGCGAAAAAACGTTTCAACGGGGCTTAAAAGAGCTACTGGTTAAGCAGTTTCTAGCACCACGTTCCCCATCCACGCTCTGGTTCAATCCTGCTCTTTTTCCAGGACGACCGAGTAAAATTCATTACCGAATACCGTAGGAAAAGCACTCGCGACTCCTCCACCCCGGTAGCAGTCACGATTGAAACCGAAGCAGAGATGTAATGGTAAGATTGAGGATTAACTACGTGATTGAACTACGGAAAAATATAGCCGCATTTATCTTATTATTAATGTTTTCGGCAAGTGCTTCAGCGCTAGACGCAAACATGAGATTAGAGAACATCAAATCTTTAGGCTTAAGTGTTGAAATACCAACGCAATTCACACCATTATCTGAAAAGCTAGCTGAAATTAAATATCCATCAAAAAGAAGACCTCAGGTTATTTACAGCAATGAAAGCGGCTCTGTATCTTTTGGCATATCAAAGTTAAAAAAACCGGAACTAGTTGGAATTGATGAAATCAAAGATAATATTTTAATCGCCATGAAAAACTTAGCACCTCAAGCTTCACAGATCGAGGCTGGGGGCAATAAGGCATGGCTTATAACATTTACATCGAAGGGGCTCGATGCTGACATATTGAATATGCAGCTATATATGCTATCAGATAATAATTTGATAATTGCAACATTTAATATGACTGAGAGCAATGTCAACGAATATCAGTCTCTTGGTAAAAAAACACTTACCTCAATAAAACTGAATGGATAAACAGTGCAAGGCTCGCTCCGCTTTGTGCACGAAACAGGAGTCTTGGCTGGACTTGCAGGGACGTTCTGCGGGGAAGGTGGCCGGGTGGATGTTGACGCATCCTGCCCGGCCGCTCCTTTTACTTCGGTGTAGAAACCTCTTTTAGGTAGGCCTGACAGGCTCGCAGGGCGATCAATCCTTGGTCTCCGGCATCGGTGATGGCGATAATTCTTTGAGCATGCGCTGGGTCAAGTTGGGCTCGACGGGCTGCATGAACCACGCCGACGGCGCCGGGGGCGGCAGGCACGTCGCAGCCACCGGCTGAATCCGTGGCGTCGAGAAGGACTGACAGCCGCACATCAGCAGTAGCAAGGCGGTCACGCAGCAGAGCCTGGTTGCGCTGGGCATCGGATAATTCCTTGGTGTGTTGTTGATCGGCAGCGGCCAGTTGCTGCTCGGTGGCAAGGCGCTTGTCCTGCTCGGCGCGGGCCTGGGCGGTAGCGGCATTGCCGATCGCGTCAAGGTCCGTCTGGAACTGTCCCGCCTGCTTTGCCAGCTTCCCGTCATACCGCCATTCCTGCACCTGCCAGGCAGCGCCGAAGCTCACGGCCATAGCCAGCAGGATCAGCGCCGCCAGGCTGGCCAACTTCTGCACCGGCGTCATGCCAGCACCTTCAGCGCCACTTTGTACAAAGCCTGGCGATCCTCCAGGCCGTTGATGCCGCCATTGATACGACGGGTGATCTTCAGGAAATCGCTCTGGTCCGCTAGAGTGTTCAGCCCGCGGGAGGACCAGAACCAGGCTGCCGACATTGCAGCGTACTGCGGCTGCTCGAGCAGTTCCGGGCGACTGATCAGGTCCAGGCCCAGGGCCTCGCCGCACGCAGCGTAGTTGGCCCGGCCGGTAACCTGGATCAGGCCGCGGCCACGGTATTTGAAGCCATCGCCATTGACCTTGTTGCCCAGATCGGCGCGCCCTTCGTACCCAGCTTGCTGCGGCGTGGGCCCCCACAACTCTTTCAGCCAGCGGAACTGCCCCGACTCATGCCCGACCTGAGCGATGAAGGCGGCGACGCGCAGTCGCGTGACGATTCCGTACTTGGCCATGGCTGTATTCAGCACAGGAACAAAAACGCCGGCTAGGCGGCCGGCGTTCGGGAGGATCTGCAGCAACTGCTGCTCGGTGATCGGCATGTGTTTCTCCAGGCAATAAAAAACCGCTCAAGGCGGCATCGGTGTTCGATTGCGGATCAGCCTGCGACGGGCTCGACTGTGACCGGCAGCGGGTACCGGGCTTTGATGGCGGCGACGGACGCAAGCCAGGCGGCATAGTCCGGTTCGCGGCCCTGGCTCAGCGCGTCGTAGTCAGCCTCCAAGCGCAGCGGATCGGATTCGGACAGGTAGGCCGAACGCCTCAATGACAGCGCGGTGTCGAGGTCTGCTTGCAACTGCTCAGTCTGGCGCTGTTGGGCGGTGATCATCTTGCTGAAGTCGATATTGCTCATGCTGGCAGGCTCACTTTTCCGTCAGGTGGATCAATGATGTCCGCAGGGAACCGTGCCGAGACAGATGCCTCTGGGCCGCACGGGAACATCAGGGTCAGGACCAATTGCCCGTTGATGCGCGTCACATCGCTGGCCAGGGCATCGCACTTCACCGCCTCAGCCGGGAGCGTGGCACCTTCTGGCATTGCGCTGAAATCGAAGCGCTCGCCGTTGATGGTCAGTACATCCCCGCGCCGCACAATCGTCAACGCTTCGCTCGGGTCAATCGGGGCATAGGGTGACAACTTGATTTTCATTAGAACCACCGTCCGATGCAGAGAATTTGTGTGGTGCCGATCGTCTGCGCTGTTGCGCCGTTTCTGTAAACGATCCTGACTGTGTTGGAGTTCACCGAGTAGGAGGTCGTAAACCCGTAAGTATCAAACGTCGACGTTGGAATGCCGGTCGCAACTACCGAGAACGCCGAACTTGCGAACTGAGCAGCAATTGGCATGTTGCCGAAGTCTTTCAGCTGGTTGGCCGTCATATCAACGAGGGTTGTCACCAGGCGCTGGCAGATCATCGTGCCGTCGGCAAACTTCACGTAGGTGCCGTTTGCGTTCGACCCGGACTCAAACACGGCGCCTGTCGGCACGCCACCGGCCTGCGACACAGAGCCAAGCAGCGCAGCAACTGCGGCAGACCCCAAGCCGAGGCCGTTGCGTGCTGCGGCCTGTGTGCTGCCCCCGGTACCGCCTTTCGCCACGGGCACGATGTTTTCCGTGGACACCGAACCCAGGCCGGCAAGTGTTGCGCCCCATTGCTGAATCATGGACCGGACTTGGTCGGCCAGATCCTTGGTATACCCCTGCACTGGTGTCAGCGCATAAACGCCGGCGGCGTTGGTGGCGCTTCGATAGTTTGGCGTGATGGAAAGCGCGGTATTGCTTGCGATGTTGTTGATTTCGTACCACCCACCATCAGGCCCAAGGAAAGCATCCCCTACTCGGCTGTTTGCCAGGAAAGCCGTACCGGTGCCAATGACCGCGTTTGAATTCAAAGTTACAGAAACTGTGCCGGCTCGATACCAGGGCATGTTTATCTCCAGATAGCATTAAACCCGCCAACGAATCAGGCGAGCGCTAGTTAATTAAGTGTTGGAGGCGCGGCGGTGTTACTGAACGATTCTTCCGACCATCACGGTAAGGCCGGTGACAATGGCGTTTTGAGTGGAGATCATGCCGAGAGTAAGAATTCTGCTCGGGTAATTCCACATAGCCGCAATTTGACGACTCGCAGTGCCGGCGGCGATGGTCACCGACCTCATGGTCAAGTTGTTTATAAGCATGTATTCGTCTTCTGCCATGTTGAACTGGGAGTTGAAGTAGGCGATTGAAACCCCCTGTCCGGTTGAGCCGCTGCCCGCGTACGTCCAGTTGTTGCTAGACCGGACAAACAGAGCGGACGGGGTGCCGGAGTCAAAAATGACATTGCGGTTTGCATCCCGCAGGCGGGCACCGTATGTCGCCAGAGCCTGAGCTACGAAGGTCGCAACAAACCAGCGCCCCACCGGCTTGATCGTGTACATGTTGAAGATGCGCACACGAAAGCCGGTCCAGTTTCCCGGCGAGCCAAATATTTCAAGGTTGCTCATCCCGATAATGCCCGCGGCACTGTCGGGCCTGATAAAAACAAGGGGCTGCTCTTGAGTTGTAATGGGTGATGGGAAGTAAGTAGACGAGGAGTCTCCATTCTCCTCGGTGCCTACGTACCGACCTTTGTAGAGAACGACCAGCCTGGAGAATTCAGAATCGAGAATAATTCGATCATCATCGGCAGACTTGAACATCAGGCCATATGAATCCGCCATGCTATTTGAACCTCGTAACGACCAGTCGCTGCCGCGTTATTGTTATTGCAGAGTTCCCGTAAGGATCACCTCTGATCGTTCGCCACACCCTGACGAACCCGTTAAAAACCTCGGGCTCCAGCTGAGCATCCTGCAAAGCATTCAGGCTCTGTACGGGCATCACAAACGCCGCGGCGTTTTGAGGGGTGATGCCCGCAACAGGAAGGTCCACATACTTCGTGGACCAAAGCTGCGGCTGCATGATTTCGGAGTAAACGACCCTCATCGTGAACGAGTTTTCATCGATCTCGATGGCCCCAGTTGGTCCTTTGACCCGCATCCCGAAATTCATACGGAAAGCCTCCCGACCGTCACCCGATCAATATCGTTCGCGTCATAGACGGTCAGACCGTTGTTGTTCAGCAAGGTGGATCCGTCAGCGCCCGTGCTTCGCAGCGTGAATGTGCCGGCCTTGACGTTGATCTCCAGGAGCGGACGACCTTTAGCGTCAACCGCCTCAGAGCGCAGCGTCATGCCCAGCACGATTTCCTGAATAAACGCCCGACTGATCAGCGCGGTGTCGATGACCACCTGCCCGTTCTGCACCACAAACGGCGTAATGAACCCGCCGCCGGCCAGAGTGTTCACCACCGCGAAACGGTCAGCACTCACCAGGAACTGGCTTTGCAGCAAACCATCAGCATTTTGCTCGATGCCAAGCCCGATGCCGGCGGCCACGTACTGGCCGTTTTGGTTGACCTGCATCTTCACCGCCCACATCGTGGACAGCTTGCCGTCGGTGTCCGCCTGGGCCTTCGCCGTGATCTGGATCGCCGCCTGGTTCTTCCACTCGCTGAGCGCGCTGGCCAGATCACCCTCATCTGTGCCATCGCGCCCGCCACCGATCACGGCCTGCAACGTGGTGGTTTGGGAGGCGACCGCGCTTTTGGTATCGGCCAGAGACTGGGTAACCGTCTGGACGGCTGCGGAGTTCTCATCCACCTTCGCTTGCGTGGTATCGACTCTTTTACCAAGAGCGGTGTCAGCGTCCGCCCTGGTAGTTGCCTCTTGGCTGATCGCCGCAGCGTTACCGCCGACGGTGACGCCCATCTGATCGATGCGTATACCAAGGGCGCTATCAGCATCGGTTCTGGTCGAGGCCTCGCTACCTATCGCCGCCGTGTTGCCGTCGACATCGCTTTTCAACTGATCCAGTCGAATCGCTGTCGCCAGCTTGTCGGTGGCCACCGCCTGCTCCAGCGTGGTCAGCCCGGCCTTGTTCGCACCCACCGCCGCATCGAGCGAGGTCGTGCGCTCGACCAGCGCCAGGTTGTCAGAGGCTTGCACCTTCACCTGCTGGGCGAACTTCGCCGTGGCATCCCAGCCTTGCAGGGCGTCAGTCAGCGCACCCTCTCCGTTATCTTCCCGCCAGCTTGCCTGAAGCGATTGCAGCGCAGATGCCTGGGCAGTGACCTTGCCGTCCACAGTATCGATGGACGCCTTGTTCTGCTGGATCTGCAACGCCATGGCCTGGGTTGTCTCGGCAATGGTGCCGATATCGAACCAGTACGCGGCGTTTGGTGGCGTGGTGTTCTTCGGTACCGGCGCCGTGGCTTGGTACAAGTGCTGGCCCTGTCGCACCACGTCGCCGGCGGCGTAGGTTTTGGTCGGATCGTAGACCAGGGCATCCGTGATCTGGTCGATCAGGTCTTCCAGTTCCTGTTTTGCCTGCTCCAGGCGGTCATTCACCGACCCCGGGCCGTCGCCGGAAATCAGTTCGATCTCCTTGACCAGGTCCTGAGCCAGTTGGGTTTTGCCGATCTGCCCGGCGATCAGGTCGAGAATCGGCCCGGCCTGCGAACTTGCCCGACCCATGACCCCATTCACCACCGGATAGAACGGCCCGATGTTGCCGGTGCGGTCCACCAGGCGCGCCCAGAAGAAGAACTGCGCGCCCGCCAGCAGCGACTGCATGCGGTAGTCAGCCTGCGGGTATGCCAAATCCGCCAGCTTCGTCGCGGCGCCGAGGTTGTTCGTCGGGTTGTACCAGAGCTCCGTCCGCTGGGTGTCTTCGGCGCCAGCAGGGAAACCCCACTTCAAACCGATGCCGAACAGCTCGCTGGTGGTGGTCAGGAATGACACTGCTGGCGGCAGGCCGACCTTCCCTTTTAGATTGGTCAGGTTCGAGCTTTTCCAAATCGACGAGATCTCGAAGGCGCTTACCGAGCGGACCCGGGCAAAGTAGGCGCCCGAGTAGATGCCAGTGACGTCCACGCTGGTAGAGCCGGTACGTTGCACCTTGATCCAGTTGCCGCTGTCCTTGCGCCACTCCACGTCGTAGGCGATCGCACCGTTCACGGCTGGCCACGAGATGTTCATGGTGCTGATGGCGATGCCCTGGTCGATCGACACGTTCGACGTGACGGTTACGCTTTCCGGCGGCGGCACCACCGTGATCGGTATGACGCTGATCGGGCGCTCTTCCAAGCGCGCACCTGTGTCGATGCTGGCGAACTTGCTAGGCTCATATTGCAAGGCGCTGATGTCGTAGTCGCCTTCTGGCGTCCGTGCGGTCCGCATCACTCGATATAGAGGGATCGCCAGATCGTCAGCGTCGATTGCCCACTGAAGCTGTGCAGCCGGCGCCTCGCTGTAGGCAACGGTCACGGTTACGTTGCGGCCGCTCACGCTTTCCACGGTACGTCCTTCCGCTCGCCCGCCGGGAAGGTTGATAACCAGCCGGTCACCGGCCTTGGCCAGAGTGTCTCGGTCCAAGGTGATGACCTTCCCCGCCGCCGCCGCAATGCGCCCGCCGATCTCACGACCAGCCAGAAGCGAGTCGGCAACGGGGATGATGAAGCCCGGCAATGGGATGCGGCCTTCCATGCCGGTCCTGAAACTGATAGTCCGGTCTTGGTTGTTGCTCAGCACCAGCCATTTGGCGCGACGCTGAGCCTCAGATGCGCGGGTGCAGCCGATGGCGCTGATCTCCGTGGATTTGTCACCCAGACGGCGCTGGAGCGGCAGATCTGAATAGACGGTGACATCGGTGTCGTAATTGTTCAGCGGGTTGTCGTAGCTGACGAGGCAGCGCGTGAAGCGTGTCTTGGCCGACGCACTGCCGTAGGAGATCTTGCCGTCAATGACGTTGGACCGGGTGAAGACGTAGTCGATGTCCTGAGCCCGCGGCATATCAGCCTGCATTACGAGCTGGCCCTGGGCCCAATACGTCATGCCGCGGTAGATCCCAGCGATATCCCGCAGTAATGACCAAGCGTCGGCCTTACCCTGCAGGTTCATATCGCACAGGAAGCGCGGCTCAACACCATCGGCACCGTTAGGCACCATCTGGTCGCAGTACTGCGCGATCCGGTAAAGCTCCCACTTGTCCACCATCCACGGCTTAATACGGCGGCCCAGGCCGAAACGATCCTGGGTGCAGATGCCATAGGTGACCCAAGCCGGGTTATTGGTCCAGGCCTCTTTCATGGTGCCGTCCCAGGCGCCGGAGTAAGTCCTTGCCACGGGGTCGTAGTTGCTCGGCACCTGCCAGCGGCGCGCCTTGCACTTCACGGTGACAGCCGGAATGTTGGTGAACTGCTCAGCGTTGAACTCGATGAACAGCAGCGCTGTGTTTGGGTAGCGCAGCTTTGCGTCGATCACTTGGGTGTAGCCGGCGATGAACAGGCTGTCTGCGATCTTGTCGGTGTTCTGGTTTGGGGTGATGCGGCGAACCCGAATCATCCATCCACTATTCGCCGGCGGCAGGTCTATGCGCAGGGACTTTTCGTAACGAGTGGTGGCTTTGCCTGTCATGGCACCAACCAATACCTCCTGATACGCCCCTCCATCGGTGGCCACATCAACCGCGTATTGAATGCTGTAACCGCCGATGTTTCCTTCACTGTCCTGGCTCGCAAGCCGCGGCGTGGCCAAGCGGATGCGCGCGGCTGAGAGCTGAAGGTTGGTCAGCGACTGAACCCATGGCGTACCGCTGCGCAGCTCGATATTCAGTGAGGTTTCGTTGTCGACAGACGGGATGCCCGGGATGTAGGTCTGCTCCACCGAGCCTGGGCGCCAGCCCCACTTCACGTTTGTAAAGTTGAAATTGCCACTGGCATCCTGAATCGGGGTGTTGTCGAGGAAGATGTCGCGCGCGGTGGGTGTGCCGTCGAATTCACCCTCGCCCACGGCGATCAGGATCTTGGCCACGTTGGTGGAGCGCAGGCTGTCTGGCGCCTCTACTGGCGACTTCGGCTTGCTCTCGCCACCTTTGGCGCCGTGAATGTCCAGCTTCTGTGCTGCGCCCATGTTTTTCTCCAGGCAATAAAAAACCGCCTCAAGGGCGGTTCGGTAAATAAAAGGGCTTTATATTGGTGGTTCTTTGGCGAGTGAGTCTTCGAGGTCTTTTATCTGGCTCGGAAGAACATATAAATATGAAATCAGGTACTTAAGAAGCTCTACCATCTGCTGAGCCATCAGCTCAGTTGGCTCATTTTCTTCGTCGAAATGCGCCCCCAGATTCCCACCATCGCGAATAGCGTGGGACAAAGTAGAAAGCGGGGCAGCCAGGTTGTGTTGCGCCATTGCCTGCTTTATCAACGTTGCCAAATTTCCTTTTCGACTTGCTTCAGGAAGCAGGTATTTGAAAATACCTTCAAGGGTTCGGCGAGCCATAACGGCGGTCGCGGGATAGTTTTTTGTCATAAATGACGTTGATGTTGACTCAAAAGAACGCCGGATAGCGACAGGGACCGACTCTGGGAAGTCCGTCACCAACAGCGATGGTCTAGATCGTGGATACATGAAAACTTCGGCTGGATTGCCGTCGTTTTCATTAGAGGCTTGGCTTTTTACAGACCAAAACGAAACATACTCACTGCACGATGGACAGGATGCTCGTAATCCAATACTTGTTGTTGAAGTATCATGGTAAGACACCGCTGTAGAGTAGGTAACCAAGTCGCAACAAAAAGGGCAAATTTGACTTATAGACTTCGGATACCGGTAACCACCGTTATTGCCCCACTGCCTAACCATTGCAAAGGAAATGCTTTCCATCCTTGAAGCCTCTAGACATTACAGTCTTGAGCATGTCACGCCTTGTCTTCTGCGTAAATCGACGCAGATATAATTGCCCCGCCCCATCGGCGTTCGCCGATACAGATGGGGACCGGGTTGCCGCTGGCCGTGGTGTTCTTGGCGCTGCCGAACGCATAGCTGGGCATGTTTTCCGGGGACGCGCTCTGCTTAAGTCCCGACGCCTGAGGGCTCAGCATCTGGATTACACCGCCCGCGACCAGCGCTATACCTGTACTGAGGGTCGATCCGCCAGTGAAGTAGGACGCCGCAATCAGTACAACTCCGATGATTGTCTGGAGTAGGCCTGCACGCTTGGCACCCTCCACCACCGGCACAATCCTGATTTCCTTGGCGCCACCCATACCGAACTCATCTGCCCCGACATTTTTGCGATTGCGGAAAATTGCGAAGCGCAGGCCCAGACGGTCAAGGCGGCGAATCTCTGCCTCGAATCCTTCAATGGTGGCCTTCAGTGCCCGGAAGACTTCCCAGGTGTCGCCGGAGCCAACCTGACGCTGGTGCAGCCGACCGAACTTCTGGGCCAGTGATCCCGACAGCTTGATGGTGGTCATCGGCGAATAAACGATGGCGCTCCTCGGGCCTCCTTGTGTCGAAGAATTAGGCGGGTGCGCTGAAGCCATGGCCCGCCATAGACGATTACCTCTGACGGCCGTCCATAAAGGTGGTGCAGGACGAAAGGCCCGGGGCCGAACGCGCCAGACTCTTCACCTGGCAGCGCCGGGTCAGCGCCCAGGTAAATACCAGCGTGGTTCGGGTGAGCCGTGCGGCCTATCTCCATCACGATCATGTCGCCTCGCCGTGGGCTGTCGACCTGCTCGAAGGCGGCGGCCGCATAGTTCGCCTCATACAGACTGGTGCTTTCCGCGCTCTCCCACCAGCCATCGGCGCGCTGGAAAGCTTCAAATTCAAGGCCCCACTCCCGCTGATACCAATCGGCGCAGACCTGCCAGCAGTCCCAGGCGCCGTGTACAAACGGGCGCTTGAGCAGCGGCGTGCTGCGCGTTGGAGTGATGGTGCGCAGGTCGCCCTCTGGCCAGGACAGAATGTGCCAGGGCAAGGCGGTGGCTTCGCACATGGCCAGGTCCCGCGACGACGGCCTGCTGGTGGCGTCGGGATGCGAATGCACAATACCGATCACCTCGCCCTCGTCTTCCGCTGCGGCGTAGTCCTCAGGATCAAGCCGGAACTCTTCGTTTGGCTCCGTGGCTATGTTCCGGCACGGAAAGTATTTCTGCGCTCTGCCCACGGCCAGCACCAAGCCGCAGCACTCTTTCGGGTACTCGGCCGCTGCATGCGCCTGGATGGCCGCAATGATGTGTTTGCGCATTCTTCAGCTCCGGGCAATGAGTGACACAGCGGGAAATCCACCGAATGGGTAGGGGTTGCCCTCGCCGAATCGCGGGATGCAACCCTTCCCCAGGGTGGCGTCGCACACGTCCAATTCAGCATCATCGGTAACCACCCCGTCCTTCGTGACGTAGGGACCGGTGTATCCGCAGTTTGGGCCTCGATAGCCACCGGTGAGACACCAGTGACACAGCGTGGTCATCTGCCGGCCGATCGTTTCACCGCCGACATCGCCCGGGCTGGCCAAGTCCCAGCTGACCGTTTCGCCGTCCTCGTTGGTCTTCTGGTCGACATACCAGACCTCGATCGATTCCTGGGTGGGATCAGCCGTAGGGTTGCCGCCTTCGAAGTTCAATGCGTCGAGAAACTCGGCCAGCGTATTGCGGATGGTCAGCTTGAACTCGAGCAGATCCTCAAAGGCCAAGCACAGGGCTGTGATGCGCCCGTTGACGTTTCCGACCGACAGCTTCGGCCTTACCGCAGTGCCGTCGCCGTTCGCCTCGCTGCCCTCGTACTGCATCGGCCAGGCGCCGTACTCTTCGCCCTTCCACCAGATAGACTTAGCCGGCAGTTGATCGGCATCGACGCCGGCAGCGATCAGTTCGGCAGGCGTGTGCGGGATCGCATGGCCATGGAAGCGCAGCACATCGGCGCCATAATCGCTGCCGTTCAGTTCAAACAGCATGACTTCGTTCCCAGGCTCAAGAGTCTGGATAGCATTGATCAGCGACATAAATTGACCTTTACGGGTGGAAAGCGCGCTCGAACGTCGCTGTCACTTTGAATACGCCGCCACCCATAGGGGTGGGGGTTGGGTTCTTGCAGGTGAACAGGCCGAGCTGGCCCAGTGGCGTGGTCCACCGGAAGGCCTTGGCGCCCTGGTGTCGGTCGAAGAACGCCATCATGGCCGCAGCCGTCGCGGTGTTCCCCGTGTGGGTTACCGGGTAGGCATCGACTTTGTTGTTGATCCCATCCCCGACCTCTTGCTTGTAGCCATCCCCGAACTGGGAGGTGCGCACCCGATATTTGATATCGGGCGCTTCTCCGTTCTGGGTGGCCCAGGTGAATGTCTCAATCGCCATCAACACGCTCCTGCAATGTCTTCCAAAGATCACCGCCTGGCCGAATCCTTTTGCCCATCCCTTCGGTGACCGAATCGCTGATCAGTCTCTCCAGGCGGTGGACCTCAGCAACGATGCTTGGGCCAACCTCACCAGGCTCCATGATCAGAGCCTGAATTCTGCCAATGGCAACGCCCATCGCTTTCGATCTCTCTCTGATCTCTCCGGCGGTAGTGGCATCCCCGACGCCTTTGAAAAAGAACTCAGACAACGCTCCAGTGAGTGACATCAAAAGCGCACTTCGGTCATATTCGAACGCCATTACCCTCTCCCATTGATTGCTCGCCAAATAGCACCGCCTGGCTGTACGCCTCTGGCTATCGCTGCTTCAGCTTCTGCTTTGGTGACCTGTTGGATGTTTCTACCCGCCTGAGTGGTATCTTCCTGCGTAGCAGTGCCGCCGGTGCCAGCTGTTTGCACAGACACCAATACGGGGAAGTTGTAGGTGTTGCCGCCTCCCCCACCCCCCCCATCGCCAGCTGCAGCCATGATTGAGCCGCCGCCCGTCATCAGCGGAGTGACGCTACCGCCTTCCGCGCCAGTCATCAGGTACGATCGCCCGCCCTGACTGAAAAGCTCAGGCCCCTTTTCGTTAACCTCATACAGGGTGTTCGGATCGACAGGCCCACCAGACGCCCTTCCCTCGACCAGAGCGCTGCCGATGCTGGAGCCGAAGCTGGTACCTCCCCCGCCCCACGCAGCCGCTATGCTCGAAAAAATGCTGGATGCTGCCTGCCGAGTAGCGATGCGCGCCATGTCCGCCAAAATCGACTTGGTGAAGTCGGAAAACGAAAGCTTGCCGGTGACAGCAAAATTTGCGACCGCATCTTCCATACTGGAAAAGGCATTCGTGAACAGGCTCTTGGTCTGGCCAGCCACATCGTTGGCAGACTGGAGGTAGTTCTGGAAAGCCGACGAAGCCCCGCTACGCCAGTTACCTTGGGCCTCCGACATCTGGTCATAGTTGTCGACCACCGTGGCGCGGTACTTCCTTTCCGCGTCCTCCAGGCTGGCCAGGTCGCGCAAGTAGTCTTCCTGGCTGTACTTATCAGGCGCTGTCTTACGACGATCCAGAAGTTTGGCGCGCTCGTCGTTGAACTTGTCCGTGGTTGCGTCGAAGCTGGCTTGCAATCCTGCTTGCCGGTCGCCCAGCCCAAGCCCATTTGCTGCGCGGGAGCCAGCGGCTTCCAGTGCCGCACGCTGACGCTCCAGCTGATTGACGTACGCCTCAGAAGCGGCCGTAAGTTGCTCCAGGCGGCCCTTCTCGCTTGTGGCGATGATCGTCAGCTGGCTATCGGCGTCCTTTTGAGCCTTAACCATTCCGGTGCGTGCATCGGCGATCTTCTGATCAAGCTGGATGCTCTGAGCCGCCGTTGTGCCTTTCTTGGCCTTGGCCGCTTCCAGGGCATCGATCTCAGCCTGGTACGCAGCCGTCACATCATCCTTTTCCTGGTTGATCAGGGCCGAGCGTTGCTTGGCATAGTCCGACAGCGATACCACACCGGCCTTTTGCTGCGCCTCAAGTTCCTTCTGGGCGTTTCGGTAGTCCGTGACGATATCGGACAGGTTGTTCTTGGCATTGTTGAAGCTGGTCAGGTCGACTTGAGAGCCTGCTGCCTTCGCGTCTTTGTTTTTGTCGTTGAGCCCTTTCAGCAAGGTGTCGTAAGCACCCCCTGAGAACTTTTTACCGTCAAAATCGACGCCATCCAGAAGCTTGGACTTTTGGCCCGTCCTCTCAGCGTTCTCGTAAAGCGTTCTGAATTTGTCGTTGAGCTTGTCCAGCCCCGCTGAGCGCTTGTTTAGAGGGTTAATCTCATCGAGCTGCGCATCCAGTTCTTTTTGGACCTTGATAGCTTTCTGGTTTGCGTCGGTGTTCTCGCCAGTGATGATTGCCAGATTGGCACTGGCTGCCTGCCTGGCCTTCAGGCTCGCGAGTTTCTTCTCCAGCGCCTCAGTGGAGTCGTCATGCTCGCCGGTATCCAAGCCTAGCGCAGTATTGAGCGAGCTCAGCCCGCTGGAGACTGCGCCGGCGAATCCGCCACCCTTGCGGGTATCCAGCACGCGCTGGGTAATCTCGATCTGCTTTGCGAGGTCTGGGGAAGCTTCCGACCTAATATATGAGTAAGCGCGTTTCGTAGCTTCCCCTACGTCGTCCCAGTCTCGCTCAATATCGGATAGAGACCCGCGATAGGCCCTGAGTCGCTCTAACGCCGCCTCATTCAAATTGCCACTCAGGACATCAAGCGCGCGCTGATGATCGCCCTGGTCATCAATCCCCTTGATCACCTGGTACTGATCGAGGGTCAGTAGCCCATACTGGCTGCTGATTTTGCCCGCAGCCTCCGTAGCCGTATCCCCAGCAGTGGCGAAAGACTTCGCGAGTTCGCCAGCGCCCTGCCCCGTAATTTCGCTGATCGCTGCCGCTGCCTCAGCCAGGTTGCGCATCTGCGTGCCGCTTGTTGCGGCCCCCGACGCAAGCGACACAACCGCTTCACGCGCGCCGGATAGATTTCCAGTGATTCGCCCGGCGCCGTCGGCCATATCCTTCAAGCTGGCAATTGTCTGGCCGGCGCCGTTGGTTCCGCCATTAATTGCGGCATTGAACTCGCGCGCCTGCTTCATTGCATCAAAATAGGCGTAGCCAAGCGACCCAAGAACGGCCACCAGCAGGCCGGCTGGAATTATCATCCCCGCCAGACTTCGCGCTGATTCGCCGGCACCAGCACCCAATTGTGCAATGGCTCGCGCACCGCTCCCCAGATCGCCCGACTGCAGGGCGTTAGCAAGCTGCATTACGTTCTCTTGGGCCTGGCGAGTGCCGAGCTTCAATTTGTCGAACGCAGTCTCCGTCGCGGTCAGCCCGGCACGGTCTTTACCGATCTTGGCCAGGGCATACTGGTATCGTTCAGCATCTATCTGACCTGCTTTGTGCAGATCGCTTAGCGCTTTCTCTTGGGCCTCCAGCTTCGCCAGCTTGGCGGTCACCGGGTCGATTCCGTTAACCGTGCGTTTCAGCGCCTCGATCTGGCGGTTTTCGGCATCAATCAGCTTCTGTTTCTGCGCCAACTCCTTGGCTTCTGCCTTTTCAATCTTGTCGTAGGCCTTTCCCAACTGATCCTGGTACTTTGCCTGCTCTTCGATGGTGACCAAGCCGCCTTTGCGAGCGCGCTCCAACAAACCCTCTGCCCGCACTAAGGATTCAATGCTGTCCATATTGCCCGTCATCGCCTTGTCGAGCCGGCTGATAACGGTGATCTCTGCGGCGGCGCTTTCAGTCGCTTTGCGACTTGCCCCAGACCGCCGATCTATAGCGGCAGTCGACTTTTCAACGCCCTGAGCTAATTCGGCCTCGGCCTGGGTGATCTTCTTACCGGTGTTGGCCATACCCTCGCCGGACTTTCCTAGGTCATCGATAGCCTTCTGAGCACCCTCTGCGGAATCAACCAATTTATCCAGATCGTCAGCGGCCTTCGCTGCTTGTGAGGACTCGACTGCAATGCCCAGGGAGGCGAAGTTGGTGCTCATCAGTTTTCTCCGGGCAATAAAAAACCCGCCGGAGCGGGTTTGTGAAGGTGTTTATTTATTGCTGATTAAAATATCCGAAAGCCACAACAGCTATTCCCAACAACAAAACGAGAATAGTTCGGTGGCTTCTCATGGGCCCATACACAGCGTCGTGCGCAGCCTTTGCTTCAGCGTCAGTGATTGACGTCAGATCGCTTCCGCAGTGCTTGCACTTGGACGCCTGCATTTTTACAAACTCTGAGCAGCTAGGGCAGGCCCTCTCCCCGCTAGAGTTAACAAGAAGCCCATTTTTAATAGACGATGATTTTCCCGGGGATGGCTTGATTATTAGGTAAATGACCATTCCAAGAACAGGAAAGAAAATCCCCACCAAAAACCCTTCGAAAGCCGACCTGTTCTTCGCGTGTGCCGCCACGGCCGTGAGTCCGGCAACAATGAGCCAACCCAAAACGATAACCTGTGACATATCAACTTCTCCTTAGATACTTAGAAGCTGCTCGGCTGCACGGCTATCGACCCACCACCAGCAGGAAGGAACACTCTGAATTTCTTCTGCTGACCCGGCTTCAGTACTACCGAAGTCTCCATTCTCTCTGGATTGGCGGCGCAGAGTGCTGAACCGTCTAATGCCGTACCAAGCAGCCATTCGCCCGACGGCACCTGGAAGACAGCTTTCTCGCCAGTGTCCAGCTTCGCCACGGGCGCCCCATTTAGAAAGATTGTCGCAAAGCAACCGCCGCCGAGAAACCCTGTGTCTCTCGTCACGATTAGCGAACTACCACCAGACACTGGCTTTTGGTAGCCGCTTACCCTTTCGGATGGCGCTGGGCGAGCCTTGTCGGACGGAACCGGTGAAGTCGCACAACCAGCCAGCAACGCTACCGCCAGAGCACCTACGAATAATTTCATATCGTTCCCTCGTTGAGTTATCGCGGGACTTTATCATCAACGAGAGAGCAACACGAAAGCCCCGCATGGGCGGGGTTCTTCGGGGAGAAGTTCGATAGCCGTTAAAGCCGGCTTAGCTTGCCGATCAAGATTTGAGCCTCAGAGACCTGCATTGCAGTTTTCTTCGGGCCAATTTCAAGGTCGACGTGGTAGTCACAGTCGTGGCGAAATCGCTTTATTCGGCTCATCGACTCGCTGATTGACTTGGCAGAGTGGCCCATCGAGCAGAGCGTTGCTATCACGCTTTCATGACTTCCGGCGCTTTGGACCTTTACCAAAGTCAATCCCTTCCTCTCAATCGTATTGAGAGCCGCATGAAAAAGCGCGTAGTAGGCCCGACTACCTGCGTTCCGGCACTGAATTTCCGTCGCCCCTTCCTGCCCCATGAAGCCATTTGCAGTTTCCATGAACTCAGACGCCTCTACCGGCATATCACGCAGCCTCTTCCTTGGGGGTTACGCCGACTATCAGATGCTGCGACAGGGTTTCTTCGAATTGAGTTGCTAGTACATCAGAAATTGCCAGATCCACTTCTACCAAGCGGTCAATGTCTGCATCGACGATGAACTCAAAAATCAAACCGAACGTGTCAGATCTTAATTTGTAAGACGTCAGCCTGATTCGCGAATCAATTACCGCTTTGGACGCTGCTACTATTCGATCTGCCACGGCCAATTCTGGAATTTCATGCTGCTCTAGATAGCTTGCTGCTGACCTTAGGAATGGGAATTCACCTTCCAGTAATTTCCCTGCCCTACCGTCAATCTTCATGAGTTCGTCAAGCGCCTTTTTTGCGCTGATAAACATGCCAGCATGGCTGCACATGCTAATAACCTTATCAAGATGCGGAATGCTGTCTTTGGGGTAGCCATACTCGAGCATGTCGGTTATCAAAGTCGTATCCCCAAATGTCGGCGCCATATTCGCTCGAGTCATATACCAGTTCAGGTCTTTACCGAATTTTCCGGCAGCTTGACTGAGTAGTGATTGAATTTTTTCACGATCGTGCCTGAACTCCCAAATGATAGCCTGGAGCAAAAGTGCAGATCTGCGCTGGTCTGGGACAAGCTCAAGCGCCTCAAGGTCTCGACGAAGGCGATGCCACTCAAACATATCAAGCTCACCGCCGCCCTTCAGGCCGGAGCCAAAGACATCGATTCGGTCACTGATTTCTGAGGTTTTGCTCTTTGGCGTGGCGCCGGCCATGGCGATCTCGCATGCTTGATGATTCGCAACTATATCACGGAGCTATCACTGATCATCCTGGACAAATAGCCAGCCCAATACCCCGCCGAGGCGAGGTAATGGCCTGTATGAAGTTGATTTTAGCGCGAAACGCCGCCGGCGATAACCGAAGGAAGACCCGATCGAAGCTTTTCCGCTAGCCTGGCCAGCATCTCCTGTACTGATTCCTTCCAAAGGATCTGCTGCACCGGCTTGCCGTCGCTGTGTTTCTTGCCGGTGTCGGTGATGATCGCGAAGAGCTTGCCGTCGGGCGTAACTTCCCAGCGCTTCTTGCCTGGCTTGTAGATCACCTGATGTTGTAGTCCGCACTCGGCGAGCAACTTGTTCATGCTCACCGCGGTCATGCCAAACTTCGCGCCCAGCTCGGTTGGAGTGAAGTTCAGTTCCTGCGATTCATTGACGAGCCGCTTAACGCCGGCCATCTCCATCAGATCCACGCCGATGGCGGACTTGACCATGCTGTTAGCGCACAGGAGCGCCTGATTCCCCTCCAAGCCAAAGCTTTCCGCAATCCGTTTGGCTGCATCAAGGTTGTCGGCGGCGATAGGGAGCCGCTTTTCTTGAGGAATCACATGGTCATTTGCGGCAGCAGTATCGAACGTGCGAATAACGTGCAGGCTGAATACGGAACTAACCCACATCGCATAGGCATACACCAACTCTTTACAGGCATAAGTCCCTGCCGCCCTTCCGCCGCGCGCAACCCTCAAAGCAGGAATTCCTGCTTTGCCAATTTCTTCGATCAGTTCCTGAGCCTGCTGATTCTCCGCCCACAATGAAGGCTTGTGCCGATTCTCACCGCCGGCGGCACGATGGAAGTCATTCAGGCTGAATCGGCCGTCTTGGTCCTTATGGATCTCGATACCCGCGATCATCAACGCATTCATGCCACCGCCCTCCGCGCAGCTTGATAGAGCGATCGGCGACGCAGATTCTCGGTAGCCAGCGCTACGAACTCGAACATCTCCGCCGTCGAAACTGGCATATCCCCGTCAACGAGCATGGCCTTCATGAACTGCTGCCGGGTCAGAACGAACGCGCCCATTGGCACCGGGGTGATCTGCGCGCTGCCTTTTGGATCGGCACTTAGGAGATAGCGATCACACTGGCCAAGCTTCTCCGGGATCATGCTCGACTGACGAGGGATGTACTCGCCCTCGATTGCATAGCTCGCGACGAAATTGCAGGCTGCATCCATTTGGTCGGCCGGTATCAACTCCATGCGCGGAACGTCGAAGCGGGCGTGAAGTGCCGAGGCGAGCTTGGCCGTAGCGCTGCGTTGATGCTCGGCATCCAGCTTAGCCACCCGGCAGCGCATCACGTTACTGAGCGTCCGCGCGCCTTCTGCGCCCAGAGCCTCGGAGACAGCTTTGGCAACCAGACTCTTGCTCGACAGGCCCAACTGCTCCGCCATCCAGTTAAAGGCACCAATGTAGCCTTCCTTGATAGCTGCGGCTTTCTTTCCGGTGAAGCCCATGACGAGAAACATAAATCCGTCTTTGGTCATTTCGTAGGATTTATAGGTGTTCCCGCGATGCTGAAAGCTAACCAGCGAAAAGTTGCTGGTTAAAAATTGCTCAGTGCATTCCAGCGCTGCGACCTTCTGAGTAACGTGCTGGTGCTGCTTTCCGAAAGCCTCTGCCACGTTTTGGGTGGTCGTGAAAACGCTATCACCACGGGCCCCTACAAACTGGCGCATGTCAACAACTGTGGTACTATTCATCCCGTGAACTCCTTCGAAAGTTTTCACACCTGAAGCCCTGGCCTGCACGCCGGGGCTTCTTCGTTTCAGGCTACCGCTGCCTGCTCCTGCCGCTTTTTCGCTGCCATCAGCCAGAAAACTATTTCGGCCGTCTGGGACCGGCAGTTTTCCTTCGAGTTTTGCTCTACCCATTCCTTAAGCTCCTCAGGAAGTCGCAGGTTGAACTGCGGGTCTTTTCTGGACATTTCCAACTCTCCTAAAGGGATCACCGTGATCCATGAAATCATAAGACCACGGTGGTCCTATTGATGTCAATACCACCGTGGTCCATCATTCGCCTCATGAGCAGAGAAGACTCCCAATTCAAATTACGCATGCCGTCAGAGCTTCGAGAAGCAATCGAGAGCTCTGCGAAAGATGCAAAGCGATCACTGAACGCGGAAATTGTTGCGCGACTTGAGACGACCGTCCTAAAGCAGTCAATTGGCACTGAACTACTTCAGGCAAATAAGGCAAAAGAGCTATCCGCCGCCTTCCGAAAAAGCATCCCCATCGAAATGAAGACGAGGATTATTGACTCAGTAAATGATTCGGTAATGCACGGGCTGGCAAGTGCCCAGGTCGATTTCAGTGACATGGGCCTGGATTCTCTTCCCCACGGTCAAGCCGAAGAAATAATGGATTCTTTCGGCGAGATGCTTTCAGCAGCGGGATACCGTTATGAGTGGGACGGTCCGGACACGTTATGGATTGACTTCGACGACCTTTAAGCCGCTTCCAGTTATCACTGTCATCGTGACAACTGAATCGAACGACCAAGCCCGGCCCGCCGGGCTTTTCACAACCGTTTATGGGACAAGCTAAGAAGGAGCGCTTAATGTCGTGGTGGAAACGCATCTTCTCGCGTGGCCCAATCTCGACAACTGAGCCCCACTCAGTCTCCGGCTTGCCGACCGAGGATCTGGATGACGACTTGCTTGTCGAAGTTAGGAACCTGATAGCAATAACCGGCCCCAAAACGCCTTACGAGCTGTCTCGACTCTTAAAGGTCAGCCATGCAAAGGCCACCCGGCTTGCGGCCGTCGCGAACACTCAAACCACACCGACCTCTAGAGCCCGAGCTTCTGAAACCCTGGCTCAACAGCCAGTGGCAGCACCTCCAAAACAGCCCGCTCAGCCTTTAGCGGCGGAGCCGAAAAAGAAGCGCGCCAAGAAAGCCACTCCGGTAGAGGCAGATCTCCCGCCGCTGACCGGGAAGATCACCGGAGGACATGCGTGTGCTTTCGACGTCGTTGGCGAATCCTATTACCAGCCAGCCCTTCGAAAATTACGAAATGGTCGTCATATGGCTACCGACAATGACTTCGTAGCAGACATAGTCGCCGAGCCAGACAACCCTCATGACCCAAATGCGTGCGCCGTCTATATCGAGGGCTTGAAAGTCGGTTATCTACCGCGCGACGCAGCAGCAGATTTCCATAAGCAGGTTGCCGATATGGGCGTCGCCGGTATTTGGAGATTCCAGACCAAGGCGAAGCTCTCCGGAGGATGGGGAGAACGCCCAATGGTGAGTGTATTACTGAGCCTTCCGAAATCGTAACCTGACTCGTAAATACACGGCCCACCTGACATGTTCTCACAGACGCAAGGATGCGAAATGTCCTCAATCGAACAGAAGCATATCTCCGAAGCTGAAATACATAAATTCATCGAACTCATCGGGCTCAAGCGTGCGGCGCCCAGGCGATACAGCGCCCTGCTCGTTGCAAACCTCCTGGGAGGAGCTCTGTCCGGCATGCAAAACCCCGCCAAGATCATTCACGAAATCGAACTCCTCGAACGGGGTGAGCTCGGCCGGTTCAAAAAGCCCATTCGAAATAAACACCCGCCTCTTAGAGGGTTGTGGCACAAGCACTACATGCAAGATGGGCTTGCCTCGATGGCACAAAATATTCAGAAAGGTCTCAACTGGTTCGATATACCGCTGTTTAAGCAAATGATCCAGGACGCCGAGAATGCGGGAGAAGAGCGCTTTGTTGAGCCACATCACATCCCGGCCCTCGCTGCCGATATCGTTGGTGGTAACTGGCAAAGGCTTGCGGAGCGACAAGCGCTGAGCGGTGAATGGATCGTATTCGCCAAGCATGAAGGCCTGAACTACTACCTCACGATCGCTACGCATAACAGCGACACGCACCAGCATGTGCGCGAGCAGATCGAGCAGGTCTGCTGCGTTGAATTCCCCTTCTTATCGCGGCTCTTGGCTGACGCAGAGAAAGCATGAAAACTCGTCGCCAAGTAGAGGCCGCCGCTCCAGCCCAACCACTCACATTCAAATGCCTCGGCCATACCAAGCGTGTCGACTTGATCGAGTCCTACCAGCTGGAAGTGACCGACACCAGTGTTGGCACCACCGTAGAGATCTCAGTACCGACGAGGAAGCTCATTTCAGCTCATAGCATGAAGAGCATTCTGCTCGGCCGAAAAATGTTCTACTCCGTCACGCAGCGCGAGCACGCGAGAATGCTGAGTGAGATGTTCGATCAGCAGGAAATTGACGCAGTCGAAGACTCGCCCGGCCCGCCGGACTTCAAACTCAAGGAATAGTGGATGTCGAACACAGCTGAGGAGCGAGCCAACCTGCTGCGTGAGGCTGCGAGTAATGGACGGCGCAACCCTGACGACCTGTTTGAAGCGCGAATGATGATTCATGGTGCGTTCGAAGCAACTGGGGCGAACAGCAACCGAGTGTGCGATTTGTTAATTTCTGGCCGCCCTCCTCTTAAAGAATGGGACTGCATTCGATTAGAGATGATTGCCGACCTGATTGAGGCTGACCCTGAGGCTAGAGCGGAACATTTGTTTGGGTTGTGCGAGATGGTGAAGATGATTGCCCCTTGGCAGGGAGAATGACGCTAGATGCAAAAAGCCCAGCGCAGGGCTGGGCTATGCTCTACGAAGCCTTACCGGCTCACCACAAGCTCAACGAACAATTGCCTCGCCAACTTGCGCTCTGGCAAGTCAAGCGAGCGCTTGATTGCTTCTCTGCTGATATATAGAAGCTTGGCGTCGAACTCTCTAGGGATAGACGGGCGATCCTTGAGGTGCTCCTTTAGAACGATTACGTCATTCTGAACTAAATCGCTGACATAGCCGCGCACGATAGCCTCGATAGCTACCGCAGCTTGCTCTGCATTGAGCACTTCGTCGTTGACTGCTGGTGGTATCGGGTTTACGACAGGCACTTCCTGAGGAGCAGGCTTAACCTTCGGTGTGCGCACGCTAAGGAAAGAACTGACAATCTCTGGAGTCCACTGATGATGAGTATCAGACTCCTGGACGAGGCTTGAAGACTGATTCTTTCTTCCCACCTGATTGGCTATTCCAATCAAATGAACACGAACACCATAATTTTGGGCGAACTGAACGCCTACACGTACATCTTCATCACCAGACAGAAGTACAGCATCGGAGATAGCGTGATTGCGCGCCAACTCTATCATGTCGATGACAATCATCGAGTCCACGCCTTTCTGCTGACCGCTTCCGTTGAGGGTCCCAGCTCTAAGCTTCACGTTGTTGCTATTGGCTAAACGCTTTTGCTCAAGGTTTGGGCCTTTGTGGCCTATCGCGTCGTACCAATAAACGCGGAGTAGTGGAATGCCACCAGAGAGCTCTGCCGCGGTCTGAATCAGCTGGGCAATAACTGCCTGCTCATTGAGAGACAGGTGGATGCGTGCAACCTCGTCACCTGTAATAGCGAGTGAACCGGAGGCGAATAGAAATCCAGCATCAACAAAAATACCTAGGCGATCCATTCCCTTCCCCCAGAAATTATTAAGGGCCCCCTCAGGGACCCTTTGTATGTCGCACACCGACCTATAGAGTAGTGGCCAATGCTCAGACGAGGCGAACTATAGGTTCAGTTGACACACTCGTCAACACGAATTCACACGTTCGAACACGAACCCACATGAAAACGAACGAAAGCTCGATTAATCCGACGAAGCAGCGTTCGAACAGTCATCGAAGAATTGAACGCAGACGAAGCGCTGCCGATGAAGCCATTTAGGGTCATAAACTGGTCGTAGGTCGTATAGAGCAGACGCACCTGGCCAGGCATCCAGCGTGGATGGAATTCCAGTAACTGGGTAGATCGGCGGCGTAGTAGCTTTGTGCCTCATTTCTAACCAAGGTAGGACGGAAAATGGCGCTGTACATACAGGAAACAGTGAAATATCTCTCCAAAACGACACCGAGCGTTCTCGGCAGCGCTGCCTGGAGCACTGTGCATAAAATAGGGAGCATCGTCCCGGTATCAGGCATTTATCGGTGTGAGGGCTGTGGCGACGAGATCACATCCAATAAAGGGACAGAGTTCCCCCCTCAAAACAAACATCAGCACCCTGGATCAGCCACCACTATCGGGTGGCGATTGATCGTGGAAACGCAAACGAAAGGCTAATGGATATCCCAGTCCTTCGCCTGCAAGCCCAAGGACTGGGGTTGCGCCAATTTCGGCGCATTAATGAACTGGAGGTCAGATGACAGACTTTGAACAACAGCTTCGCGATTTAAGAGCCGAGCTTGATGACCTGAACGCCGAGCGTCGAGCATCGCAAGCCGGCCTGTCGACAGCGATGACCGCGATATCTTGTGCGTTGCGGGAAATCCCAGGCTATCAACCAAAGGTAATGGAGGGGCTGCTGATTCATTCGTTGAAGCACGGCTGGCCGATGGCTGGGGTCCCCGATAGCGAAACTAACGAGACGGCTTACACTGCGCCACTGCGCTTCCTGCTGAATGAGCACTCGGATACCAGAGACCTGATTCGGAAGCGCCTCGGGGAGCAAGAGTAAGCTCGCCTTTTCTGAGATCAATCACCATCCCGTGCGCAGATTGTAAGACCAGTGACAGATGTCTGGTCCGCTGACTCTCATTCATGTGGATCTCCTGCGGCCCCGCCGCGTTTTCCTGCATTTTGGTGCCTGAGGATCAGGCACCCCTCGCGCGCTCCCGCTGTTCCGCCATCACCTGCAAGGCTTCAGCCTCCATCCGCCGGAAGTCGCTGAAAATGGTTTGTCGTTGGCTGACTGGCACGCCGCACATCCGAATCACACCGGAGAGAACGCTGTAGTCCATGCCTGTCGCGCCGCACGCGCCTGTGCGCCACTGGGTGCTCATGGCCTCGAAGACCTTGAAGGCGTCCCAGTTGTCGGGCCAGATGCCGACTTCCTTGTCGGGTATGTCCTGGCGCGATAAACCAAAGGCCATCAGATCTGCATCTGACGGCCCTGGCTCATACAGTGCGCGCGAAGCGCTTAGGAGTTTCCCAGGCGGGCTTCGCTAAAGGCTTCGGCGTACGCGTTCAGCACTGCCTTCGGCGCCGAGTTGATCGAATTGACGAGGATGCGCACGTTTTCGGGCGTGAATTCCTCTTCGATATCCCAGCCCACCACCACATCCAGCAGTTGGTCAGCTTGCAGGGCGATCTGGGCGGCGGTGAAAGCTTTAAGGTCCATATCCCCGACCTGCTTGCCCAGCTCGTCGTGCCGCTCGTTCCAACCGGTGTACAGCTCAGCGAGCGCGGTACGATCCAAGTACTTGAACTCGAACTCCACCTTTTCGGCGTTGTAGCCAGCCCGCTGGATCAACACCGTTGCCTTGAAAGTAGGCTTTTGGATCAGCTTGAACTTGGCCATTGGTTACACCGTGGCCGCGTAGCGAGTTGGAAGGCCAGTCAGGGCAACGCTGATAACGCGGGTCATCAGGTTGTTGCGCGACATGGTCGGCGTGGCGGTGATCGACACGTAGCCGTTGTAGATAATGCTGCTACCGCCAGGGAGGTTCAGTCGGAGCAAACGGGGCTGTTTGTCGTCGTCCGCCGCTTCGCAGACCGCTACATAGGGCTTGGACGGATCGTCAGCGACGGTATAAGTCAGCGTGATCGGGTTCTTGGTGGTCGGCATCTGGCGGTCGTTGTCGTCGGCCACGAAACCAAAGGTAAGGAACTGCTGATCGCCACCGGCCGAGTTCATTTCGGTGACCTGCGAGATCTCGGTGAAGGCGGTCACCTCGCGGACGGAGCCGATACCGGAGCCCGCTGGGTACTGCTGAGCGTTGGTGGTGTTCACGCCTGCTAGGGCGAAAGTGCCGCTGGCAATTACCCCCACACGGACACCACGACCGTCGAGGCGAGTCCAGCCGGAATTGACGGCGACTACATCGCCCTCGGCCAGGCCATGGGCTGCAGCAGTTGCGATTGCCGGATTGGCATTGGTCAGCGCAGTGAACGGGATTGCAACGCCGTAAGTCGATGCAATCTCAAGGGTGGCGCCGTTGGGCATTTGGATGCCGGCCATGGGTGTTTCCTCTTTTCAGAAATGACAAAACCCGCACAGAGGCGGGTTCTTGGATTTGCCCAACGGGCGTATTCAGGTGGCGATGTCAGCTCGATACTCGAACGACACGGGCACAGTGTATGTAGGTGGGTCAGGTATGCCGGGGCCAGGGTCGACCGGTGACATCGTGACGACGGTGACGCTCGCCTTCGCGTCTCGCGCGTACAACGGAAACAATGCGGTCAGTTCGGCTACGAGCGGGTTCGTCTTGGTTTTGCCGGTATTGGCCGGAGCCACAATGCTGACCTGATAGACGCCGAAGAATGCTCGATGGTCGCCGGCTAGCGTGCTGCTGGTTGTATCACCCGGGAGCATGAACGCTCGCAGATAGGTCTCTCCGTCAGCCGGGTCGTACTGGACGTTCTCGAACACAACCTTGATCGGCTCCGTCCGGCCTTTGCTCCAGGCAATTAGCTTGGCCTCGTAAATGGACGCAATGATGGCGTGGCTCATACCTGGTTGTTCCTTGTGGCTTCGTCGACGATCTGCTGGAAGCGGGCCAGAGTGATCCGGACCATTCCGCCGGGCGCCTGGGTCGAGTGTCCATACTCCAGCGGGATGCCGTACGGAAGATTGTTTACGATATAGGCCGTCTCACCAGCAGTCAGCGCCTGGACCTGTAGTCGCAGTTTGGCCAGCGTCACACCACCAACCGGGTCGACCTGGTCAAGCGTGCCATCCGCCGGCGTGCCAATGGAAAACTGCCAATTCCCCCGAAATCGCCCACCGACGTAGTCCCTGCCCGCGACCAGCCCGTTCACGTTGAAGTTCTGGTCGCGCTCGGTCTTAGTCAGGGGCTTCGCGTACTTCACGCCGCGCCTCAGCTTGCCAGCCTTTGTGAAGTTCGACTCGTTGAGGTTGATGATCGTATTGCGCACCGCGACCTTGAAGTCGTAGTCATCAGCTGCCCGTGTGTTCGCCTGGCGGTGCGCAACGTTGGCCGCCCAGATCTCAGGGTTGCCCACCGGCGACATGCGGATGACGCTGCTGCCGATCTCGATAACAATCTCTCGAATGGTTGCGTCGATACCAGCCTGGGCGCGCTCAGCGAAGTCGCGAATGTTCTCGGCGAAGCTGCCGTTCATGCTCGCGTATTTGTTCGTCACGACCGCACCTGCAGCTCATACAGGATAGGCGTACCGGCCGGGTTGACCTCTTTCAGCGGTGGCACGATTGACCAGGTGCGGCCCTGGGCGATCACTTTGTCGAGCAGGCCAGGAACCCAAGCCAATCCCTGCGCAGCGATCTTGAGCTTCTTGTCGCCCTGCTTGATGAGGCTGTTGGTCTGAAACTCTTGGCCAGTGAAGTCGAGCAGGATGCCCTGGGCGGTTTGCTCAATGGTGGCGCCTGGCGCTTCGCCGCCTGTTTCCGGGTCGTACTCGCCCGGCTCGGTCTTGCTGATGGTCACGGGCTGGCCGAACTCTGTGATCATCTCCAGAGCCATCACGGCCATTTCGTCGTAGAAGGCCATGGTGGCTCCAGATGTGAAAAGCCCAGCGCGGTGGCTGGGCTTAGGTTCTCAAGAAATTCGCTTTCTGCGTTCACGCAGTAACGAGTCCGCGAGTAAAGCTGCGTTCTTCGTTATCGTATCGACGAATCTCTCTGGCGAACCGGCTGTGTATTTCGCTGCTTGATCACCGGCAACTTTCAGGGCGGAGAGAGCGAAACGATCCCAGGCGATCATCTCATCATCATCCTTGAACTTTTCCATCTGGACATTCCTAAAATTAATCGTTCCCGACGTTATCACTAAGCTCGAATCGCAAACAACCCACGCCGCATCAAGTAATCAGCAAACTGCGTAGCGCTCGGCCGATCCGGTGCCGCCGGTAGCAGACGGTTGCTGGTGCTCGGGATAGCTGCGTACTGTCGAGTCACGGCTCCCTCTACACGATCCAGCAGCACTGCACCTTTGCGCTTTTCCACCGGGTCGATATCGTCCTGATGGATCTCAGCAGCCAGGGCCATCTGACCGTACTGGATGCGCGCCGGCAGGTAGTTGTTCGGCTTGATCTCGTGATCCAGCAGCACCTCCCGGCGCGGCCAGGACAGTGCCTGCTCGCTGCTCGTCTTGCGCCCCTTCCAGGTCATGCCATCCATCGCCAAGGCGGCCCGGCGCAGCAGCGCTTCCTGCTCGGGAACGCCTGCGGGGATGACCGTGCCGAATTTCACGGCATACATGGCCAGGTCCTCGGCGCTCGCGTAGCTTTCGGCGTCAGGCTTGCCGGTGCCGTCCTCGATGATGAGTGTCATGCGTTAACTCGCTGGAATGGTTTGAAGATAGGCCGCCGGATCACCGACAGCCAGCAGTATTACTCCTTGGTCTGCTCAGCGACGAGCTTTTCCAGGGATTCTTTCGAGGCGTTGGCCCGATACTGGACCTTGGCTTCATCGAGCTTTGCTTTCAGAGCCGCGATATCACTGGCCTCGTCAGCCGGCGGCGTGAGGGCAGACTTCTTCAGCGCTTCAACCTCGCCACGCAGTGCGTCGACAGTTAAGGCCAGGCCGTCACGTTCAGTGATCAACTCATCAACCGAAGAATGGATGGTGCCCAGCACGTCAAACAAGCGCAACGCCAGGTCGCCGGACTCTGGACGATGGATTTCGCCAGCTTCCAGGCCGTCAACAAGGATCAGGATCGATCCATGCTCAGCACGCAAAGCCGCGATCACCTTTTCCTGTTCGGCTTGGTTGCCCGCACCTACAATCTGCGCCCGCTTGGCTTCCTTCACCGACACATCGATGCCGGCTGCTTCGTACGCATTGACCACGCTCGGCCAATCGCCAATCACCAGCACGCTGGTCACACCCGCTTCGGGCTTATCGAAGTGTTCCGGATTGCGGTAACGCTTCTCCGGGTCGAAGCCGCTCAGCTGGTTGCTGTAAGTCAGTTCCATGTGTTTCTCCAAGGCGGCCATTGCTGACCGAGCGTTGAGTTTGAGGCTTAACCGCCAGTAACAGGAGGCGTTGCGGTCAGCGTGATCATCACGCCGGCGGTGACTTTGTTGCTGCCCGCATGCTTGACCCAGTTGGCAGCGGAGCCCACGGCAGCCAGGGTTGGATTGGAACCGCCAGTGGTGGCTTTCCAGCTATAACCCAGCACATCGATGTTTACGGTGCCTTCCGCGCGGTAGCCGATGCTCAGGTTTTCTTCGTCGTTCACTTCGTAGGAACGGAAGCCCGGCGCCTGCGACTCGGTGATGGTTACGGCGTTTGGCAGCAGGCCGAAGATCACATCCGCCGGCGCGGTGTCGGTCACCAGTACTGGCTTGCCCAGAGTGCCCGGCAGGCCGCCGTAGATCACGACGCCAGCTTCTTCGTAGATCTTGTTGGTGATGGCTTCGTCGACGATGTCGAAGTAGGCGCTGGAGTGCATGACCCACAGAGCAATACGGCCGAACTTGTCGCCGAACTTGCGCATACCGCGAGTCAGCGTCTTCTTGCCATCGGTTTCAATGTTGGCCGAAACCACCATGTCAGCGTTGGAGCCGATGGCGGCACGCAGGCCAGCAGTTGCGTACTGGATGAAGCCTTCCAGGGTCGCATCAGCAACGTCGGCGCCGACGATCTGGGAGAACTCCTCGACCGGACGACCGCGGCGCTTGAACGCCTCTTCGGTGGTCTGGTACGGACCGTATTTCCAGGGAGCCTTGACGCCGACAGCTTCGCCGGCGCTGATCTTCTTGGCAGTTACCTTGCCGTCGGAGTTGACGTCACGGTGCTCCAGCGAGCCGTTGAGCTTGTAGAGGGCGCGCTTGCGGAAGTCACCTTCAATCAGCTCGTTGTCCAGGACCATCGCGCCGTTGGACGATGCGTTGAACACATCCAGGTTGTCCTGGACACGCTCCAGGTATGCGGTTTGCGCCTCATCGTTGTAAATGATCAGGTCGCTGTTAACGGTTGTAGCCATGGGTCAATCCCCTTACTTGGGCAGTGCGAGATATGCGGTTTGGCCGTGCTTGCGCTGAAAATCGCGCTTCTGCTCGGAGGTCATTTCGGAGCGCTTGAATGCAGCCTTGCCGCCACCCCCGCCCGGGGCAAATGTCCCTGAAGCCCTTGGCCACAGATGAGGTGCGCTTTCGCGCAGAGATTCCGCCCATTCGAGCGGAGTCAGAGGGGTCTTGCCGTCTTTACCGAGGATGACCTGGCCGGATTCATCAACGGCGACTGCATCGCCATCTTCGTTAAGGGTAAACACGCCTTTGGCGCGCAGGATGATGTCATCTGTTGCTTCCGGCAGAGCGCCGGCCTTCAGTGCTGCGCCGCGTACCGAATCGCCCAGGACTTTGCCCTGGAACTTGGCAGCGAAGGATTCAGCCTTCTCGGCGCGCTCGCTGATCGTCTTCAACTGCTTGTCGTAGTCGCCACGCAGGCGCTCGGTGCGGCGGTTGAAGACCTCGTCCACCTTGCCCTCAGTCAGCAGCTTGGTTTCTTCGTCTTGGCCCGCTCGACTGAGCAGGCCTTTAACAGCGTCGATGTCGATGCCTTCAAACTGTGTTTCAAACTGGGTCAGCTTGCCGGATGTTTCCTTCAGCTTGCCCAGCAGCTCCGAGTTCTTGGTTTTCAAACCAGAAACGGATGCTTCAACGGCAGTCGCGATAGCGGCCTTGATTGCCGGATTTTCCAGGTCGATTTCGTTTTCTTCTGCCACGTTGATGCACCCCTTGGGTTTGTTCGCCCGCTTCGCAGGCATAAAAAAACCTCGCACTTGGCGAGGCTTGTATTTTTGGTATCACGCGAAGACTATTTTCCCTAATCGAATTCGTCAGTTAGATCATCTTCACAATTGTGCTCAGGCAACAGCAGAGGAATTCCCAGTTCGGCAGAAGCCACGAGTAATACGTTAGCAAGCTCACTGCTCAGTGGAAAACGGTAGACAGCTAATGATGTTCTTACGGAAATCGACACCTCATCCAGGGAGCTGACCTGAAGTATTTGGATTTCGCGCAAAAAATCTGGCAGTCGCTCGTCAAGCCAAGCTAAGTGAATTTCCGACCGGGACTCCAAGCGTTTTGGTAACCGGACCTTTAGAGATTCTGGTAGATACCTCATTAGATCTGACGCTACTCCAGAGGGCGCCTCCAGCAAAATGGACCTCACGACGCTGGGGACTGAGCTCATCGAGACAACTCTGATCGAAAACCTGCGGTGCTGTACAAATTGGTCGACTACGAACCGCTCCCTTTCCCGCTCTGCCTGTGAAGCCTCGGATCTGCGTACCAATGCCAAGCTGGTTATCACCGCTAGAAGCGCACCAGCCCCCGATACCCAATCGCCCAGGCTGCCCCAGTTAGGAACAAATTTTACAATCGAGTCGGGATTCAAATTGATGCCAGCAGTTAAACCCAGCAGCCCACTTACAGCACATAGAGCAACCACTCCGACTACGATGAGATATTTCATGTCACCTCCATTTGAATGAAGGCGTTATAGCAATCCGGCCCGCTCAAAAGCCAGCGGTTCCAAGTTTTTCATCTGCACCAGAGTCAGCGGCGCAAAGTCGCGATCAAGCTGCAGCTCGGCGAAGCGCTCGACGGTCAGCCCGCCCTCCCGGAACAGTTTGGCTCGGACAGGCCCGATGGCGACGTCCTGGAACGAGGCCGGCTGTTGCTGGAGCCAGTGGTAGTAATCGAGTTCAGCACTCACCTGCTGCCCGCCGTCAGCACCCACTGAAGCCCGGGTAGCGCCTTTGGCGAACATGGCGCTGAGTTTGGTGAGCAAAACGAACGTCGTACGGCAGTTCGGGTGGAACGGAGGCCTTGGCCCGGAGTCCACTGGAAACTTACGCTTGTCCATTGAGCGGCATTGCTGGCTGGTCTTGCTGTCCAGCGTGGCCACCATCTGGATCTCTTCCACGATATCCGTGTTGGCCTTGGCCACCTCCATGCGCGCCTGGGACGACACATGCTGAATCGCGGTGTGCACGACGGTGCTGGCATTGCGGTTGGTGGCAGCGAAAATTCCATCCTTGTAGCCGGCAGCCTTGGTGCCGCGAATGTTGCGAATGATCTGAAAGTTCGTCTGCCCCTCGAAAAAGCCCTGCCGGATGGTGCCGGTAACCCGTTCACGCTCCGCACCGGTCCACCCCTTGATGAAGGCCTTCAGCAGCTTCCCGCCGCCGGTGCCTCGCACACTGAGCGGATTCGTCAGCACTGCGGTGCGAATTGCAGCGGCCGTCGGCGCGACCACATCCAGCGACACACCAACCGGCGTCGACCTGGCAATGCTGGTCGCCTCGAACTCAGCCTCGTAGTTGGCGATATCCACCAGGTCGAGGTTCAGTTGCGCACTGTAGCGGTCGAAGATGCCCAGCAGCAGGCTGTCGACCTCCTTCAGCAACGCTTCCAGGCGCTTCGTGTTGTATTCGGTCAGATCCGACTGGGTAAGCCGATCCCGTATAGACCGGTCAATCTCCTTAAGGAAAGGAGCAAACTTGCCGACCTCCCCTGCCTTCAGCTTTTCGAGGAAGACCGCGTGCCGGATCGTGGCATCAAGTACTGCCGGATTTACCGCCATTTGGTTTGTCCTCGTCGTCTAGGCCCAGTCCGTCACCCTGCTCTTCCAACTCGCCGTCGATCTGCGGGTCTGTACGCTCTGGTGCAATCAGGCCCAGCTTGCGCAGGTAGGCCCGAAGGTCTGCCTTCGCGAAGCCGCCTTGCTGCCACAAGCCAACCAAGGCCGTGATCATCTGCGGATCAGCCGTGAGTTCGACGAACTCCTGATTCACCTGGTAGGCGACCTTCTTGTCAGCGATGCCCATGTAGGCGCAGCACCACATGATTGCCCTCGTATAAGCCTCGCTGACGTTTGCCACGCAGCCAGCCAGCACAGAGGTAGATGCCGATTGATCGCCGCGGGACTCCGTAGCGGTCTTGGCGGCCAGTGACGCCACCACCATCCGGGCGCCCAACTCGATCATCATCTGGTTCTTATCGGCCATGGCCTCCTTGACCAGCGTGTTCGGTGCCGGCTGCGCGTAACCGAAGGCGCCGCCCGCTGGGAGGAGCATCGGCGCGCGCGAACCGACATAAACACCCTTCGCCTCGAGTAGCTTCACCCACTGCTCATCCAAACCACTGATCCATGGCTGGGCCTGGCCACACCAGAAGACGCTGTCTTCGTAATCGGCACTGTTCCGGTAATGGCCCAGGTTGATCATGGCGATGTCGTACAGCGGCGACTCGTCGATGCTTGGGTCGTTGTTCTGCGCGCCGACGAAGGTGAACGGGATCTCCTTGAGACGCCCGGTGACGCCTTCCGGCCTGAACTCTTCGATGACCGCCAGCGGCCCGCCGCCTTTCGGACCGGATCGGCGCCAGACCCGGCACACAAAGCCGTCATCCTCAAGCGCCAGTTCCCGGTACTGCTCAGCTGTCTTGTAGCCGAAGCCGTCAGGAATCTCCGGAGACTCGCGCAGCACCACCAGCGTCAGCACGCTGTGGCCGTTAACCATGCCCGTGCGCCAATTGATGATGTCTTCCGCGCAGTAGGACAGGATCACCGAGTGACCGCCGATGCCGTCGTCCTGGTGATAGTCGACGTACAGACCGTGGCGCCCAGCTTCAAGCACCTTCTCCAGCGTGCCTTGGGAGTGCTGGTAAATGCTCACTCCGGAGCCGTTGGCGTTGTCTTGCAGGTATTCCAGCTTCTTTGGCACCGTGAGTGTCGGGTCTTTATGGAAGGCCAGACCCAGCAGCCCGTTACGGGTGTGTCCGGTGGCGTTCTTGAACACCGCCCGCTCGCGGTAAGCCCGGTTCCGATCTTCGTTCTCCGGCGACTTGTCGTGCGCGTTGATGTACGGCAGCCGATCGACTACCCGGTGCTGGCCCGCGCAGACGTCGCGAACGGTCGCCCAGCGGTCCAGCACTGCCGTGTATTCCGCCCGCTTGAAGGAGACGTCGTTGCTCATCGGGCGTATCCCATTTTGATAGCGGTGACCGGTTTGATGATCGGGTACTCGCGGTGGATGAAGTAGCCGCCGGCGTCGTTCGCGTGATCGATGCCGGCGGTTTTATCTGGCTCCCCGTTCGCGCCCCACACCTGCTGCTCCAGGCCATCGGCGTAGGTCGGACAGGTGAGCGAGTTGACCAGGTAGCGGCGCTCGCCCTGCGCATTGCAGAAGACGGCGTTCATTGCGTTGATTCGGTCTTTCACCGGCGGGTTTGCCGCTGGAGCAATGACCGCGAACCCGGCCTGTTTGAGCATGGCCAGATCGGTGATGCTGGCATTCACAGACTTGCGCGAATCGCCTGAAGCATCCGGGTAGATCCTGATCTCGCAGGTCTTCTTGAAGTCATTGCCGTCGTGCTGCCAGTAGCGCTCTTTGATGCGGCGAATCATGTCGGGCGTGTCGTAGCCGTCGATCAGCTCATCCACGGCCCTGGGCAGCCCCTGGTCACGCTTAACATGGGTAATCGCCGCCATCTTGCCGACGTTGAAGTCCATCCCGATGAACAGTGGCTCACCAGGCTGCACGGTGTCGAAGCATCCGTTGAGCTTACGGTCGTAGGCGGTGTAGATCGTGCCGGACGTCAGGTTTACGAACTGGCCTTTGAGGTACGCCATGATCAGCTGAGGTGGATACGACTCCATCAGCGAGGCGATGTAGTCATCCGGCAGATTGAGCTCGTTGTCGAACGTGCTGGCCTGCACCAGGCCGTACATCTCCTTGAGCGACGGCTTGTCGCGCAGCTGCTTCACGAACTGCAGGAAGACGAACTTGAAGCCTTCCGGCGTAGTGGTGACATCCACCCCGTTCTTCAGCCCGGGCAAGTTGTAGCGCATCCGAGCGATGATCTTGCGCCAGGCCTGCTGTGCCTTGAGGGCAGTCAGCACGTCCAGCTCATCCACCAGGGCATGGCCGATCTTGAAGCCGACAATCGTCTGCGGTTTCTCCATCGACCGGCAAATCACAGTGCCGCGGTACTGCCGTCCGCTGTAGATGTGAACTTCGTGGTTCGCCTGGTTGATCTTGGTCTTCAGCCCCCAGTCGTAGGCCACCTCATCCATAGTCGGATAGAAGATGTCCCGGATCTGCGGGTAAGTCGGTGCGAAGTAGCCAGCGTTGACGCCAGGCCACTCCATGAAGTGTTTGCTCAGCGCCGAGCATCCTACCCAGGTCTTGCCCGAGCCGAACCCGGCAACGAACGCACGGAATTTGTGGGGCAGCGTGAGGAACTGAGCCTGCGGAACATTAAGGCTCGGCATTCGGCTTCCTCGCATCCACCACGTCGACCTGGATGCGGGTCGGGATCACCGGTTCATCGCCAACCTCTTCCTTCCGGGCCCGGTTGACGTAGATGTCACCGCACTCTTTGGCAGCCTGCTCCAGTAGCTGGGCAGTCAGCGCCATATTCTTCATGCCTTCGGCTTTCTCAGCCATGCGGCTCAGAGCGCGCAGTCGGAAGGCTCGATTGGCGATCGGGATGTCTTCAGTCTCTTCGCGGAACCGCTTGCGGCTCTCACGGAACATCGTTGCCCACTTCTCGCCCAGCGCCTTGCCGGCTGCCTTTGTTGGGTCGTGTGATTCGCACTGCTGGCGAGTGACAACAACGTTGAATTCTTTTAAGACGGCCTCAACCACCTGAGAAGGTGTGTCAAAGCACGCGAGAGCCTGAACAATAAAGGCTTTCACCTCACTTCGAAGAGCTGCCATTGGCGATCATCCGTCTTAACCTGTCTAAAATCAGGCCGACTTGAGCAGACAGGTTCCGGCAGCATCCACCAACGCTTGAACGTCAGGGCTTGCGCCATAGCGGCGGACCACACCGACGAACTCTTCCACGTCGTGGCCCTGCAGCTTGATCTTCGGTGCACCGTCTTGGGTGAATGCTGGTTGACCGTACTTGTCGGTCGCGTGAGCCAGGTGATACAGCTCGTGTTCTATCAGTGCGCAGAACTCAAGGTCGCTGCACTGGGCGCAGTAGTCGGCTGCCAGGGTGATGATGAAGGCCGGCACATCACCGAACCAATCACGCATCTGCTGCTCCATCCGGGCTTTCTGCCAACCACCGGCGCGGAACGCTACTTGTTCGGCCTGGCCGAGGACTGTGCGCCCTTGCTTCTCGAAGCTCGACGACGCCCACATGATTCGGATGTCTGCATCCAGTAGGTGGGCATGGTCTTCGTTGTGAATGCTGCCAGTATCGGCAAGGATCTCGGTTTTCAGCCACTCCCATACCTCGGGGGCTGGAGTCAGGCGGATACCGAAGCCGGGAAACTCAGAGCAATCGATCATGGATGCCGGAGGCATTGGCCTCGCCATGTCGACCTCCAATAAAAATCATTCAAAAAAAAGACCGCCAGAAAGGCAGTCTTTTTTACATCGAGCAAGCTGGTTAGAGGCTCAGTTCGCTTTCAAAGTCAGGGAGATGTTTTACAAACAGCATTTCGATTGCAACCTCAGGATCGCTTGTCGAAAGCGCTTCAGCAAGCCGGCCATAGCCAACCCGGGGCCAAACTTCAATTTTCGCCGTCTGAATAAAGGCAAAGTCGCCGTCTGGCATGTTGATCATTGACCACCCCATTTCAGCAAACACGCTGCGCAGATCCTCAAAGAACTGGGCTGACGGAAGCGAGCGGCCGGACACCATCTTCATGCCATGCATACTGAAGCGAAACCGATTGATATCGCGCCCCTTCTCCTCGCCATACATCATGGCGTTGGAAACGAGGGCCTGTGCGGTTGAGCTTGCAGAGAGTTTTTTTCTGAGACTGTTCATAATCAATACCGATTCAAGTGAGTATGTTGGACGACGTAACATCCAACGGGGTCGTGTTCATTTCGAACAGCCCCATACTATCACAAAAACCCAATCCGACAATAGAATCAAAAAAAACAGCTCTATACACCTATATTTGGTGGAAAATAGAAAAACTAGGCACCCGAAAAAGACACCCAGCTGCCAGCTAACCCCACACCTACCCCGCCCTACCTTGCTCGGCAAGTAAAACGGTGCGAATCGTTCCACCGGTGCTGGTGTCGCGCTTTGCAGCAATCTCGACCGCCTTATAGGCGCTGGCGCCCATGTCCATTGCAGCGAACGCATAAGGCGTCCCACTACCAATGGCGTATATCCGGCTCAGGAGGATTGGCGTCTTCCAAAGGCCGGTCACATCATCCACAGCGACATGCATCATTCTCTCGCCATCGACCACAAGCGCAGCCGCGTCGATATTACCCTCTGGCTTTGCGCCGAAGTACACGTCAACTAGCCGCTGGTGGTCAGACACTGGTCCTGCGCAGAAGAACTTGACGCCCTTCTGCTCGATGCACTTCTCATATGCATCGTCGGTGATGACGTCACCACGGGTTACCTGGGAGTCATAGGCGATCACGCCGTCTTTGTAGGCAATGGTCGTCATCTGCATCCCTCATGATTGCGCGCCACGATTTGGCGCATTCGAAAACGTGGCGCGGATTACTTGGTCCGGCGCTCGACACCACCTGGCGCCTTGTCACAGTGCAGGCAGTGCTCGCAGTTCAGCGTCCGGCACAGCCAGACCTTCACCCGTTGCCAGTACGTGACCATGAAGATGTGCCGGGCACCGGCCATGGCCAGGGCAACATGCAGCGTCAGTCCGGCACTGGTCGGGCCGAAGAAGATGTTCTGGCTGCGCGCCATGGCGACGAACCCGCTGATGGCGATGGCCGAGTAGATCAGCTTCCCGAGGATGCCGTCCCTCACCTTCCCGCTCAGTACGCACCAGGCAGCCCACAGCGCAATGAGACCGCAGGCGATGGAGTTGATCAGTTCAAGATTCATGGTGGATTGCCTCCCCCGAACCGCTGGCGAATAAGCGCCCAGAGGTCAGCGGATTTGATGGCTCGATTGATGGCCGCCAGGAGCGAGCCGCCGAAGGCACCCAGCAGGAAGCCGATACCGGCGACGATCTTCGGCTCGGTCACGCCCAGGTAGGTGCTGACCATGCTCGTTAAGTAGATCGAGCAGGCCATACCGGTGATGAGGAAGATCATCCAGGCACGCCAGTCGTTCAAGTCGTCCTTGTGCCACCAGCTGGCGATCACGGCACCAACAAGGCCCGCGATAAGCAATTCGAACCTGTCGATCTTGTCGAGCAGGCGCTGTAGATACTCCATGCGCTCGACTCCGTGGGGCATGTTTGAAATAGGTCAGCCCCGACGGCACTCCCTGCTTAGAGCGAAGGGTGTGGCGGGGCCGAAAATGAAAAAGCCCAGCGCGACGGCTGGGCTCTATTACGCAAGGAGATAGAAGATCATGGAGTCCAGTAAGCAATCTTGCCGCCTGCACCAACAGCTATAAAATTGCCTTTGCCGTAGGCGACGCTCCGGATATCGGTTCCTGCGAAAGTGTTGGCTTGCTGAACCCAACCGATCCCATCCTCGGAAACGGCTGTCTTACCGCCGTCGCCGACAGCTACATACTTGCCATTACCGTAAGCAATGTCGCGGATGATGGTTCCACCGAAACTGGTATCTTCAACAGCAGTCCAGCTAAGCCCATCGGATGAATATGCCATCTTGCCATCCGCACCAACGATAAACATTTTCCCGTTGCAAAGCTTCATGGAAAGGATAGTGCTAGTGCCGAAGGTGCTGGTTCTGGTGTTGAATGTTTGCGGATTTTCCGTCGCCATCTTCACAGCGCTAAGCAGCTTCCCATTCGATCCCGCAACCAACACAAAACTGCCAATGACGTTGACGCAGTACACAGTCTCGCTAGAAGTGAAGGTCGTAGTGCGCTCCACCTGGCCTGACCAATCGCTATAACGGGAAAAGACTTTACCGTTAGACCCAACCAGTATCCAGGTGTAGTCATTGCCGGAAATTGGCTGATAAAACACAATGCCTTGCAAGTCTGCGGACGCGCGAACAGTTGCCGTAAGGTCTGTCCAAACCCTCTCAGGGTGGTCTGCGTTGCCGAAGAACAGATTGCCGGATTGAGAAAGGGCTTGAAGCGATGACCCAATACCGTTCCAGTACAGCTCGTTGAGGACCTTTCCGCTATCAGAGGTGAGGGCGCCCTTCAGCTTGGTCCACGCTGTACCAGTTGCGCCTCCGATGACAACCTGAGTGGTTGTGGGAAGACCATTGCCACCAACCGCATAAAACTTGCCTTGCGCAAAAACCACGCGCCTAAGCATGCCGGTGTTATCCACCGGTTCTACTTGAGTCCAAAGATCTTGCAAGGTTTGAGACGCCGAGTTTGCGTTTTCCATTTTAAACTCCATTACTGAGCTGATTTAAGTTCAGGCCTCTGAATTGGGCGTATGGCGCTCATGGGCGATTGCTCGAGGCTCGTGGCCTTCACATGATTCAGCGTCCCACATCGGGAACATTTGATCTGGAGCTCTGTAAACCCACCCGTGCGGGCGAGAAGTCGGTTGCAGTTACCGCATCTGAATTCTTTCAACATCTTCAAATTCCTTTTGCTGAATCACCCTTTCCTTGGGCAATAAAAAGCCCCGCACTTGGCGAGGCTTGGAGAAATACGTAGCGGCTATGTCGATCGGGCGAACGAATTCCACTCTTCAATGGCGTCGTCGGCCGCAGACTTATGCTTCCTAATAGCGTCTTGCTGCTCCTCTACGAAGTCAGTGATGCAGGATTTGTACTCCTCCACCTCGGCGTTGAATTGATCACGCTCGTTCTGGTCTTCAAATTCGTATGGAACACTTGGCTGGCTACAGTCATGTGAAGGCTCGATTGTGTCGGCAAACGCCAAAGGCGAAAGCAACATTCCGAGAAGTAAGAGAGCTCGCATCGTCCTTTGCCTCACATGAAAAAGCCCGACTTCATGCCGGGCTTTACTGTGCAACCTCAACGCGCAAGATCGACAGGATGGGTAAATAGTCTCTCACTTTCTCACTCATTGCAATAGCGATTAGCTACGCAGCACAACTTTCGATTAACCCCTCTGCGTCGAGCAGTTCCTGAGCGGCCGTCAGCGCCTCGTTTACCTGGTCATCCAACGCCTTGCGGATCCCTGAGCGCCACCGGTACCGAGTCGATTCCGGCTTGCCGTCGTTATCCCAATTTGTGATGTCGTACCAGGCGGCCGGCAGCACAGCGGCGGAACGCTTGCCCTCGGCACCGGCAACTTGCGGGATGGCCCAGGTCAGCACCGCGCATTCTCGGAAGCGCTTCGGCGCCGGCGTTTTCACAGAGTTCAGCAACTCCAGTATCGCACCGTGTTTTCGTTCCTCATGCGTCGAGTACTTCGCCACGAGCGCCCGCCAGTGCGCCGGGGTCAACGCCTTGTGTAGCCGACCGAACACCCAGCAGTCCTGGAGAAACGCCGCCTCCTTGCCGACGATCTCCCCCTTCTGCTTGGCGCACTGAACCTTCGGCTCGAAGTCGCAGCCGCCGGCCGAAGTGATGGTCTCGGCCGCAAGGGCTCGAACTACTGCTGAAACAACGTTGCGATAGGTCATGCTGCAGTCCTCTTCAGCTCTCTTGTCTTTGCCCGGTAGTAGGCCTTGATGCCCTTGATCTGCTCGACGGTGTACTTGCGCACGCTCTGGTCAGCTTCCAGGGCGTCGACGGCCTCCTGGCCAATGCGTGCGATCAGGCCGATCCGGTAATCCACGGCATTGCCCGAAAGGAAGCGGTTGTCCTGCTTGCTCTGTGCGTGACAGTTGCGCTCATCGAAGCGCAGGTGAGGCGCGGAGCCAACGCTGCGGTAGTGGCCGGCATCGACTGCGTTGCCGCTCCAGTCCAACGGCTTGCCGCTGGAGATGCAGAGGTGCCCGGCGGCCTGGTCCCGGGCGCGAATGTATTCGTTGAACGCCTGCTGAGCCTCGCGCATGTGTTCGCCGCGACTCTTCAGTTTCTCCTTGCGGATCTTGATCTCGCGGCGCTCGACCTGGGCCAGCGACTTGCGCGCCTTCGCCTGGTTCACGTCCTTGATGGCCAGGCCGCACTTCGGGCTGCATACGGCCTGGCCCAGGCGCTGCGGCGGAAAGCTGATGCCGCATGCCGGGTTCTTGCACTTCTTCGGTTTGGGTTGCTTGGCGATCATGCAGCCTCCTTGCTGAGTAGATCAGTGAAAACCACACCTTGGCCTGTGAAATAGGTGGCGATGCGGTCGGTGTAATTGATGCCCTGGGCACGGTTGAACAGGCTGGTCACCGGGAAACCGTCGGGGCCGAACAAGTGGCACTCCCCCATCATGGCCAACTTCGTTTCGTAGGGCAGATGACGCATGACCCGGTACCACTCAGCCTGAAACCCGGCATCCTCGTTCAGTAGGATCTGCACGCCGAAGTGCAGCTTGCAGTAACGGCGAGCGTCAGCCGCGTCGCCGATCTGGGACATCTCGGCGATGCGCTTGTACATCCCGAACCACAGCCGGTTCTGATCGAGCGTGCGGTCCTTGCCCGGGCGCAGGGTCACCACCACAAACTTCTTGTCTTTGTACATGGCGCTGATTTTCGTGATGACTTCGGAGAGCTTGGCCTGGCAGTTGACGCTGATCTTGTCGGACATCAGAAACCCTCCTTACCGCGCTGTGATTCCCACTCAAATGGAATGACGATCACCCCGCCCTCCCGCAGCCGGTCAATGCAGCGCTCGCCGATGGCCCCTGGCAGCGACTGCCCATCTAGGTTGGAAACGATCACCGTCGGGCGCAGCTCTTCGTAGCGGCCATTGATGATTGCGAACAGCGTGGTCAACTCGAAGTCGCTCGGCTTCTCCTTGCTGACGCCGATCTCGTCCAGGATGAGCAACGAGGGGCTGATCAGGCTCGACAGAATCTGGCTTTCGCTCTGGTCGCTGGAGTGATCGTAGGTGGCGCGGATGGCCTGCAGTACGGCGCCGATGGTGCGATACACCGCAGTCGCGTTGGACTTGGCCATAATCTCGTTGGCGATGGCAACGGACAGGTGCGTCTTGCCGGTACCGGGCTTGCCCAGCAGCAACAAGCAGCGGCCAGTCTCGGCAATCTGCGCGAACTCAGCGGCATACCGGCGGCAGGTGTTCAGCGCCTTTCGCTGTTCAGTGGTGGTAGCGACGTAGCCGTCCAGGGTCTTGCTGGCGAAGCGCTTGGGGATCAGCGCGGCGCCGAGCTTGCGCTCCATGGCCATGCGGAGTTCCATCGCCTTGTTGGCCAGCTCAGCAGCTTCGGCCTTCTCGCGAATAATCCGTCCGCACTCAGGACAACCGCTCTTCAGCTCCTTGCCCAGCACCGGGAAAATCTTCTGGTCGTAGTGGCCGTGGGTCTCGCATTCGGCGGGCTGGATGCGGGTGCCCGGCGGCAGCTCAGGGGTTTGCTGGGCAGGCTCAGATCGCATAGGAACCGTCCTCACGCTGGATCAGGCCATCGGTGTAGTTGCGCTCGGCAAACCCGGTGTGGCGTGACTGAGGGGCTGGTGCCGGTGCGGACTCAGCCAAGCGCTTGATCACCCAAGAAGCCTTGAAACCCTGCCAGCCGGAATTCAGCGCTTCGGTAATTGCATCGTCTGCGGTGATCCCGGCCTCGGCGCATTTGGCCAACTCGGTGTTCACGGTCGACCAGACAGTGGCTGTCACTGCTGCACGCTTGGCTTTGCGCTGAGTCAGCCAGTCGGCGAGCAGCTGCTCAGGGACGTTGTGCGGGTTGTCGGCCAGCAACTGGGCCATGCCGAACGGAGCCTTGCGATCAGGCTTCGGCGTCTCGGTTTTTGGTTGGGGCGGATTAATCTCTTTCGAAGAAAGAGTTAATAGGGGTTCTTTCTTTGTATAAAGAAGGGAGTCGTCGGTTATGGTCTGTTTCGCGGCTGAGCCGATTCGGACCACTTGAGCCGAATCAGACGATATGGTCTGTTTCGGCTCTACTACGAAGATCCACTCTTTTGGGTCGCAAACGCCGATGTCACCGCGTGCACCACCTTCCCGATACAGCACGCGACGGCGCAACAGGCCGGATATAGCCTTCGACACGGTGTCAGGGTGGATGTGGGTTGCCTTGGCGATATCGACCGCCGGGATGCGATGGGCGCCCGTGCTGAAGTTCAAGGTGGCTTTTGCCACGTACAGAACTATCTTCATTTCGCGCGCCGACAAATCGATGGCCATCAAGCCATCCATCATCTGGTTGTCCATTCGGGTGAACCCCCGAGGGTTGTGTATCGGAACAATGTTTGGCATGATTTCTCTCGCTCAAAGCTGTTGAAGAAGCCGACCTCGTACGTCGGCTTTTTTATTGCCTGTAATTCGGCGCCGAAGCGCCAACCACCTCGCCCTACTCCCCGCATCGCCTCTCTCAAAACCCACTGGATAAAACACCAGCGACCTCAGGTTTCTTACTTCGCATACCGGCTGGGCCGATACTGGCTACATGGGCAGAAGGGTTTGCCTGTCAGGCGGCTTGGTCTTTCTTTGTCGCCTTGAACTTGCCCTTGGAAAGGACCTGGATCTGGTACTGCCGGGATTCGGGGATCGTTTCCCCCCACATGGTCACGGCGCTTGGGCGGATGCCCAAAGCGAGTGCCAGCTTCGTCTTGCTGCCGAAGAATTCGGCGACTTCATGCGTATTCATTGCGCATCCTCGTTCGAGTCTGCCGCAATTTAAGCATGCTTAAGTTATGGCATCAACGGTGATTTGCACCTACTGCATGCTTAAATTCAGTTAACTTAATATTGAGTCCATGGAAAGACACGAACGTATCGCCCGCGCCATACAGGTCAGCGGTAAAAAGAAAGGGGAAATTGCATCGCTTTGCGGTGTTGCAAATTCGGCCGTCACTCAGTGGATCACCGGCGAGAGCAAAAGCCTCAGGCCGGAGAACCTTTACGCCCTGGCGAAAGCGACTGGCTTTCGGGCTGAGTGGCTAGCCATTGGCGAGGGCAATGAGCGGGAGGCTACCGAATCAAATATCTCCCCCGCCGCCCAGCCCACCAAATCATTCCGCTACCCAGTAGTCAGCTGGGTTGCCGCCGGCGCCTGGGCGGAAGCAGTGGAGCCCTACCCGGCTGGAATCTCGGACACCTACGAGTTTTCGGAGTACGACTCCAAAGGCCCGGCGTTCTGGCTGACGGTCAAAGGTGACTCGATGACAGCGCCCGCCGGCCAGAGCATCACCGAGGGCACTTTGATCTTGGTGGACACAGAGGCCGAGGTCGCACCAGGTAAGCTGGTCGTGGCCAAGCTACCGGACAGCAATGAAGCCACATTCAAGAAGCTGGTGAGCGACGGCGGCCGGCTGTTCCTGAAGCCGCTGAACCCGAGCTACCCGATCGAGGCGGTCGACGAGAACTGCCGGATCGTGGGCGTGGTTGTGCAGGCGCTGCAGAAGTTTTACTGATGCCTTCCAGGAGGACCTATGCCCCTCACCAAGCCAAACCAAGACCTTAAGCGGGACCTGCAAGGCGTTGCCTCCGACCTCAAGTGGTCAGCGGTAGAGCTGATGAGGATTGCAGAGCGACTGAGCCTTGCCGGGAATGAGGCGGACGCCCAGGCCGTGCTGAAGATGTGCACGGTGCTTCATGCGGACGAGGATCGGCTAGCCGGGTATTCGGACGAGGTTAAGTCGGGGCAAATAATCCGGAGCAAGCCCGAGTAGGCGCATGGTCTTACCCGGCAACCTAAATCGAACTACTGCGAGCTGAGTAGCGCTCGTGTGCACAAGGGAATGTGGAATGAATGCCTTACGGGTCGCGGCACTGATAGTCGCGCCACTATTTGTCTCAGGCTGCTACAGCAAGCTATTTGAAAAAACTGAGTACGAAAAGAAAATCGAAGCCATACCAATGCCAGCTACGGAAGCCGAGCGAGTTGAGCAATGTCGGGACTTCCAGAGGCTCGCAAGTGAGGCGTTTGTTAGAGACGCACTCCAGTTCTCCCCAAGTGCATACTCTGACCTATGGGTTTACGACTCTTCTGAATCTCCAGCGCTTAGACGCCGCCTCAAAGCGATGAGTTGCCCTTACCGTGGGTGGCAAGACAGGTGACTGCATGGCGAGAGCAGACCTTCTGGAGCAAGGTTGGAGTCATTGCTTGCCTGGGTCTCCTTATGATGCTCCCTGGGTATTCCGACATCGCTGGAATGGGCGGAGGCTCATCCGGCCGCAAGCGAGTGTTCAGCCCTAATTTCATTGCTCTGTGCGTTTTCGTGGCTGTGGTTGAGCTGATAGCGCTGAACCACATCTATGCCGGTGTGCACTAAACGCGTTTAGGCGATTCGCCTTGTAACTGAAAATGGACTTTATGAAAAAAATACTTCTCTCGTTTTGTATCAGCTTGCTTCTCTTGGGTTGCGCCACAGCTCCCGTTGTCCCCGTACCGAAGGGGCTTTGGTACGCAGATAACGAAGACCCTGGCTCGCGATATCATGTCTATGTTTATTTCAAAGACGCCAGCAGCTTCATATGGTGGCGTACCACAGAAGCGCAAGCAGTAGTCTTTAAGCGATGGACCTATTACACCAATGACCACCCCGGTGTTAATAACCCCGTTATCTTCACGCGCAAAGGTGATTGGATAAAAGGCGAGCGGCGTATTGTTAATAAAAATAGTGAGGGGGTTCTGCAACTCACGGTTACACAAACTTTCACCGGGCACTTTAGCGGTGACAGCCTGGAAATAGAGCAAAGTGGTAACTCCGTTTGGGCTGATGGAACTCCGGTTTCGCTAGAGACTGTGAGATGGTCAATGAAGCGGCTCAGCGCTCAATAGCAGTAGAGTTAATTTAATCTCGCGGGCGGTCTAAACCTGGCCAAACTAACCCCCCTGTTGAACGCACGACAGCTCTTGAAAGTCGCGCGAATAAACCGTCGAAAAAAAGGAATTTAGATGAGATTTACCTTCATTCTGCTCGCGTTTGCCCTTACGGGGTGTGCCAATACGCCTCCCTCGCTATCCGAGGTCGCAAAGGCCACTTTAGATGCGCCAATGCCAATATCTGACGCGCAGCGAGTTTGGGAATGCGCCGGAACAAGCAACGTCATTAAAGGCCACGAGTTTGTCCTAAAATTACAGGGCAGACCGGCAGATTCGGGCGGGGAAATCTGGGCGCTCCGGGAGCGGGCCAAGCGCATGGGTTGCAGTCAAGCAGAGATGGATGCGCGTGATATGGGGAAATATTCAAGCCCACCTGTTTCTCCGCCCCCAAAATGATTAACGAAGTCCGTCGTCGGCTATGCGGATGAGGTGGAGGCGGTACGCTTGTCAGGTATTTTCCGCTTTCCTCGCCTTTTCAATCTTCGATCAATAGTTCGTCATACTCGCCTGCAGCCAAGGCTTCTTCACTGTACTCATAACCTAGCGCTTCAATCTTTTTGCGCTTTTTGAACAGCCCTAGCTCCTGCCTTGCATGGCTCAAAGCCTCGTCTTTGATGAAATCCTCGTAACCACTAAAGACCGGGTAATCGTTGAAAACAAGTAGCTGATCCAATTTTTCGTGAAGCGAACTCATCGTCATTTCTTTTTTTGTCAGTGCCGTGCTTTCTGCATAAAGCATGAACTGCTCTGATAACAAATGCAGCCGGTATAATTCATCGCTGTTGAGGTAATTCTTTCCTGTTTTAGCCTCCTCAAGCGTCGGAAAGTCGCCGCGTATTGTCTGCATGCCCATGGACTCGGCTTTATGATCTGCCCTGTCTAGTATGAGCTTTGTGCTCGTCATGCCTGTGACCGCGTGGTGAAACTTGTCTTGGAGCAGAGCGTAAAAACTTCTGACTGTTTTTGAATTTGGGTCGTAGTCAGAAGAGCATATCTTGAAGCACTCGCGGACCTTGGCATAGACCTGCTTTTCCTCGGATCTAAGTGCTCTAACCGCCGCTGCGAGCTTGTTTAATTTTTCAGGAGACTCCCGAAGAGCCTTCTCGTTTATTACATACCCTTGTTCAAGATAGGTCTTGAGTGTCTGGGTAGCCCATTGCCGGAATGCAATGGCATTTTTTGCGTTAACGCGGTACCCGACCGACAGGATCGCATCGAGGTTGTAGTGCTTTATTGTGCGCTCAACGAAGCGCCCGCCCTCCCGGCGAACTACCGAGAATTCCTCGGTAGTTGCCTTTTCTTCAAGCTCACCTACCGCGAAAATATTCTTTAGATGCAGCCCAACGTTGTCTGCCGTCGTTTCAAAAAGGTCCGCCATGTTTTGAGTTGTAGCCCACATTGCTTGCTGGCCGGGTTCAAACTTCAGCTTCACTTTGGAGCCATCGCGCACGAACAACACTGTGCTTTCGTTCGGCGTTGTCGAATCTTCTTCCTTCGTCATGCGTTAATCCTTAGGTCGACGTTTCCAGCAAAGATGCCAGCTCGATGACGCATCAGCAACAAACCTGTGTCCCAATCTCTATGCCTGGCCCAGCGCCGGGCTTCTTGTCTCAGCCCTTCGTCGTGCCACCATTGAGCAGGTAACCCGAGGGATTGCAGACTGGCTGCGCTGAAGGATCGGCGCCCCAGGTATTACAGATAGCCCGCCATTGCGCGGGCTTTTCTTTGCCTGCGATTTGGCTCTAGATATTGCCCACCGTAGGGCTAGATCGCCTCAACCTTTCTACATTGAGAAATCTCGGGCAATGCCTGATCTGCAGACACTTTATTGAGCTGCCACTGCAGGTCAACAGCGACAGCATTGAATCGTTTTGCCTGCACTCTCGTGCTATTGGATGTGAGGCTAACGTAGGAGGCATCTGATCGTTTAACACCGACTACAGTGGTCGTGGTGCCCCCCTCAAGATCGGAATTGCCCAAAATTCCGGCCTTCCATTTCTGGGTGATCGTGTGCTCACCTGGCGTAACAGGCACAGCTACGTAACCGCCGTTCTCTAGAGACGCTATCTGCTTTCCGTCCAAAGAAATCAAAGCGGTCATTAGGCCCATGTCGTAATTACTGGGCCTGTATACGTAGAGAACACCACGTTGAGAGTCAACGTTTTCAAGTGGCGTGAATTTTGGTCCTGTCATCGTGCAGGAGCTGAGGAGCCCCAACCAGAGAAATGCTGAAACCTTCCATACCCGTGTCATAACCGCTCCATTCTGATTAAGCGCTTTATGATCAGCAATGCAGGTCACTCAATCAAACCTTTTATGGTGATTTTGCACACGCCACACTTCCGTCTGGCTTCCCGCCAATGGTGGCTGTACGCCCCGAATGGTAAAGTGCGCGCACAATTATGGGAGGGATTCAATGAAACGGGAATTCAGGAATCCGGCAAACGGCAACACTGAAAGTGTTGGCGGGATGTCGTGTCTCGCGGTTATTGTCTTCGGGGCTTTCTACCTTGCCTATAAAGAGCTGTGGGGTCACTTTTTTATCTGGCTGTTGTTGGTTGGAGGCTTCTCTTTTCTAACCGGCGGCCCTGGGCTGCTCATCGTTTCCCCCATGGTCAGTCTCGGGTATGCGATTGGCATCAACGGCATTCTGACGAACTCATATCTTCGTAAGGGCTGGATCGAGGTGTCAGGGGGTTCCGCGGGCGTGCAGACTAGCGACCTGCGCGACTGCCCGCTCTGCGCCGAGACAATCAGAAAAGCTGCCGTGAAGTGCAAGCATTGCGGAGCAGAGATTGAACCAGCGCGCGCCCCAAAACTGAAAAACGGATGGGTTGCATCAACTGCCTGCCGTGACGAAGAAGAACAGCGCCGAACTATCGAAGCCATCGCCAGCACCAGGCTCCCGGTTGTTCCTATGATTGGCCTAGCTGTGGGTGCCGGCCCATTTGAAACAAAGGAAGAAGCCGAGCGAGCCCTGATCACGATGCGCGACGGCCCCAGGCTTTTCAGCGAGATCGTCTACAGGGATTCGGTGAGTGGCAAATATCCGCCCTTTACTGAGCAGGCTCTTAAGTCCGCTTTTCAAGGCTGGACAGTTCGCATAACAGACCATCCGGGTGACTTAAGCCGGATTGAAGGCGTGCTTGAAGACCTGGCAATACCCGTTCTGGCGGTAGATGGGAACACAATCATCACCGGCCCCTTTGAAAGCGAACAATCCGCTAAAACTGTTTCGGTTAAGCTTTACGACAATCATGAGATTCATTGCCGCATGTATTGGGTGCCCCGCCATACCTAACCGAAAACAATGCCAGTCAAGCCCGCCAAGTGCGGGCTTTTTCATGCCTGCCAAAAAGAACCACCTACCTAAATATGCGTTTATGCATGAAACCTCCTGCTGCCCTCTTGCCAATATCTGGCATCAATAATACTGTTCATCCATACAGTGATCGCAAGGAGCGAAGCATGAACCAGGCACCCTACCCCACATCGAAACCACGCAACTCCTATGAGCTTGTTGGCCGTCGTCTGCAAGACTTGATCGCCTCTCCTCGAGTACAGAGGATCCAGCTGATCGAGGTAGCCAGACGCGACGACGAGAGCCCTGAAGCCTGGCACCAGGTGATCCAAGACATCGGCGACACAGCCGGAATAAGGATTGAGCATTTGGATGACGGCGCCGTCCGGATCGGCTGGCGCGAATACTGCGACGCATAAAGGAGCCCGCCAATGAGCGGGCTTTTTATCGACCGCGAATTTCAGCATTCTGAATTTATTTATTCAGCATGCTTGACACTTTAATTTCAGCTTGCTTAAATTCATCTCGAGCCAGCAGCGAACACCGCCGGCCAGCAGCGAGAGCTGCGCCGCTCTTTAACAGTCAGCGCAATACAGAAATACCAACAGACCGCATTGCCTCTACCGGCGACCGGCGATCAGACGGGTCAGATAGCCCGCCCACGACAGGAGAACCCTGTACGGCTGATCGAGAGCGAAACGCTCGAACCGTGCGAAAGACCTGGCAAGCAATGCGCACCGCCAATCCCAGCGGTAGAAGGGAGACTCAACTGAACAGAATTAGCGGTCCCGATAGCCTCGGCTGGGAACGCCGGACCTCATGCACCCTGCCCACTTAAACGGGCAAACGAGCTGCAGCGTGCATGTTGTAAGGACCTGTGATCCATGGCGAACAGATGCTGTTTGACGCTGTGAGTAGGAAGCTCGAAGCCCACACCGAAGACGACCGGTCAGTCCTGCAATCAGCAGCGGGCAACTGGCCACACCGCTGACGCAACAACCCCGGCCTGACGCCAGTAGCGAGGTCGGGGGTTTCACCGATAGTCCTTGGCAACAGGGCCTAATGGGAAACCAACCGAGGGTTACCACGATGGAAGCAACAATCATCAACGGTTCATGGAAAGGCCACCTCGGACGTGGCCTGGCGCCGCGAGAGCTTCAGTTCCTGCTTTGGATTGCCCAGGGCTTCACCTCGAAAGAGATTGCACGGGAAGCAGGCATTGAAGCAGGCACCGTCAAGAAGCGTTTGACCAATGCGATGTTCAAGCTGGGCGTGACGAAGCGCACTGCTTTGGTGGCCGAGGCCGTGAAACGCCAGATCATCACGCCGGTGTGCTTTGTGCTGGCGGCGCTGATCGCCATGCACTCGATGATCAGTGACGACTCGCTGCGTCGTGATCGCCGGGCGCCGGAACGGCGAATGGCTCAGGTGCGGATGGTACGCCGGGCTGAGTGCGCTGAATTGACTGTATGAGAAGGTGCTACCGATTTTGCCGAGAGCTGATTAGCTGCTGGCATCTATCAGCCATCTGAGGGAGGGACTCAGCCACATCAGACAGCACGCGGTACATCTCATGCTCGTCGGGAAACGGGTATACCTCGAGGTTGAGAGCGATCTGAATCTTGCGCAGATCTGTGCCTTCGACGAGCCAGCGCTCAGCTGCGCGAGTCATCGCTGATCCGTTGTCATCCGTCTGCCAAGCAAGAAAGTCAAATAGCCTAGCGACCTGCAGAAACGATATCGAGTCAGGGATATCGGCAAAAAGCCGATCAGCCAAATTCTCCTCCCCAAACTCAACCACTACTGCACGGACAGCGCTGAACGCTTCAGTGTATTTGGGCTCGCTGCTCTCTGCTGCGATCACGTTTAACGCCCCTTCAACAACCTGATGCATAGCAATTCCTTGCTCCGATAAGGAGTGTCGATGCTACCAGCCTTCAGTACGACTCGCTAAACGGCCAGCGCCGCGGCAGCCGTGAAAGACCGGCACCCTTCCCCACCTCTATTACGTCAGCACTCCTCCCCAGCGCCCATCGGCAACCAGCGGGAGGCATGAGTGTTGACGAATACAGGTGAACAACCCGCCACCTTGGAGGCGACCATGAACGCAGCATTGAATATTTGCCAGGAGCGTTTCGACGCTCAGTTGCCTCCAGAGGTAAGCGACAGCGACGAGGTGACGGACTGGCTTGAGCATTCGGCGGAGCGCCTGGTGTGCGGCGTCGACATCAAGTGGAAGCGCCGCTACGGCCAGCCGCAGGTTGTGACGTTCGACAGGTTCTGCACGGTCCTGCAGGGCCACCTAAACCAGCGCCAGATAGACGGCCTGGACCCGCGCGATTCGTTTGCCCGCCTGCTGCTGTCGGCAATGCTCGGCAGCCAGAGCGATGCCCGGGCCCACGCCGCGGACTTGCTGGGCCAGCAACGGCCCATTGAAGCGGTAGAGAAGATCGCTGTAGCGCTGCTGAGACCGTATGCCGAAGACGCTGTAGCGGCGGAACGGGAAGAGCGCGAAGACGATTTGGATGCCGACCTATGAGCCCGCACATCCTGATCGATGAGGCGCTTGAAGCGCTTGAGCATCCCTGCAGCGAGCCAGGCGCCCAAGCCGTCGTGGCGCGGATGATCACCAACATGCTCACCGGCAACGCGATCACCATCGAAGAATTCAACCACTACTGCCAGCGCCTGCTGAAGATCACCAGGCAGCGCAAGGAGGCCGCATGACCACCGCACCGGTTAAATCGCTGATCGACGAGCAGCTCGACGACGTTGAGTCGAAGCTGATCATGCTGGGCTTCGGCCTTCCCTTCAATGAAGTGATCGGCCAGCCGCGTGAGCGTGCCGTGGCCACCTTGCCGAAGCGCCTGGCGGCGACCATGAAGGGCGGGCGGATCGCGGTGAGGGTTCGGCCATGACGATGATTTGCGGAAACTGCAACCAAACAGGGATTCGCTGGATGGGGCCGATGAGCCAGCTCACCCATACTGAATGCCCGCACTGCGGCGGCACCAACTGCCAACTGGCCGATCAGCCAGATCTGGAGGAAGCTGAGTTTCCATCCTGGGCCCACGACAATGGCGACGGCACCTTCACCTGCGAATGCGCTTCCTGCGGCCGTGACTGCGATGTCGATTACATGACCCGCGACGAGATCATCAACTGCGGCGAGCCCTACCGCTTCCTGGGCGGTTGTTCCGAAAGGTGCATCCCATGACCACCCACCAGCGCACCCGGCGCCTACTCATCTGGCGCGGCTCCTTCTCTGCCCTCTCCGTCTGCACCTTCCTGATGTTGCTCAGCGCCCTCGCTGATCGAATTACTCAATAACCAATGCCTCACAGCGCCCCGCAAGGATGGCGCGGGAGATAGTCATGCTCGCAGCAATTGCAGATCGCATCCGTTCCAAGTCCTACGAACTTCCCCTGTCCCGCGATTACGTCCGCCATTGGGGCCTGAAAGAGGCCATTCGGGAGCTGGTCCAGAACGCCCTGGATAGTGAGTCACCTTTCGAATACGCCTTCGCTGACGGCCAGCTGTTCATCACCAGCCGCTTTGCAAGGCTCGAGGCCAGCACGCTGGTGCTGGGCAGCACGTCCAAGGCTGACCGCTCCGATGCCATCGGCAGCTTCGGCGAGGGCTACAAAATCGCCCTGCTGGTGCTGACCCGGAATGGCTACGACGTGAAGGTGCTGAACGGCAACAAACAATGGGTACCAGAGTTCCGGCACAGCGACCAGTTCGACGCCGAAGTGTTATGCATCAACGAGACCCCGGCGCACCGGCAGAATCAGGGTGTTGAATTCGTCGTCTCCGGCCTCACCGATGATGACGAAGCGGAAATCCGCAGCATGTGCCTGCGCATGCAGCCACCAATGAGCGACGTGATCGGCACCAAGTACGGCCACATCCTGCCCTCCCGGCCCGGAAAGCTTTACGTCGGCACGCTGTTTGTTTGCGACACCGACCTGACCTACGGCTACGACATCCTCCCCGAACACCTGCAGCTTGAGCGTGACCGCCAGACGGTCAGCGGTTGGGATTTGAAACAGGTATCCAAAAACGCCTGGATCGACACCGGGCGCCTGGATGAGGTGGCGGAGAAGATCGAGGCAGGAATTCCCGACGTTGAATACGTCGAGTACGGCAGCACCGAACTGGTGAGAGAGGCCTGCTACAGGTTGTTCCAGCAGAAACACCCGGGCGCCATTGCCGTTCAATCCCAGGAAGAGCTGAACACCCTGGTCAAGCAGGGAATGACTAACACCGTAGTGGTGAGCCGGACATTCCACTCGCAAGCGGCCTACTCGACCTCATACAAACAGCAGGTCGCCCACGTCGTGGCCATCCAGACGCCCAAAGCTGCCCTGGAAGAATGGTACCGCGACAACAAAAAATACATGAGCAGGCTGCCCGCAGCTTCCTTCAAGGAACTGGTCAAGCGTGCTGACGGCTGGAGGAATAAGTGATGTCTGACAACACAAGAATTTGGGACCAGGTCAACACCACCGACCCTGACGCTACTAAAAAATACACTGGGGCAGGTGGCTTTAAGGGTACTGCGATCAGGCCGACCTACCTCATGCGCAAGGCAACAGAAATCTTCGGACCATGCGGAGAGGGCTGGGGCTGGAATGTCCTTGAGGATCGATTTGACGAAGGTGCACCGCTTCAGGCTCCCACAAAAGAGTGGCCAGAAGCTCCAATGATCTGCGCGAAGCTGCACACCGTAAAAATCGAGCTTTGGTACCTGGGCAACGCCGGGCAAAAATGCACGGTTCAGCACTACGGCCATACGCCATTTATCTATCTGCAGCAGGGAAAGATTCTTACTGACTGGGACGCGGCGAAAAAATCGCTGACGGACGCCATCGGTAAATGCCTGCAGCCGCTGGGGTTCGCTGCCGATATTTACATGGGCATGTTCGACGATCCGACCTACGTCGACACCATCACCGAAGAGTTCAAGCTTGAAAAAGCCGAGGACAAGGACGCGGAGATACTTCGCCAAAAACAAGAGCGTGTCGACTGGCTTGCCTCAGCGGTCGAAACCATCGGCAAGGCCGTCACGACTCACGAACTCAAGCTTCTGAACGTGAAATACATCCGCGAGGCAACTCGCCGCAACGAACCCACCTTCATAGCGCGAATCACTCGAGCATTCGAGGAGCGCAAAGCTGTGCTTGAAAAAGGCACGGAGGCCGCAGCATGACTCAACTCTACGCACTCACCGGAAAGCTCGCCGAACTCCAGGCCATGGCCGACACCGACGACGGAGGCTTGAAAGAGGCCCTGCAGCACGCCATGGACGAGATCCAGGACGACTTCAACATCAAGGCCGACAACATCGTCATGCTGCGCCGGAATATCGAGAGCGACGTCACTGCTATCGAAAACGAAATTGATCGCCTGGCCGAATTGAAGCGCGTCAAATCCAACAGCGTCTCGCAGATCAGCGACTACCTGCGGCGCAACATGGAAGCCGCCAACATCAAGTCGATCAAACGCCCCTTGTTCACCATCACATTGGCCATGGGCAGTGAGCGGGTGATCGTTGATAACGAAGAAGCAGTTCCGGACGAATTGACCTCTGTGAAATCAAGCATCACCCCAGACAAAAAGGCCATTGCCACCAAGCTTAAGGAGATCCGCGATCACAACGAGGCGGTGCGCAAGCGAATGGCCGCCGGCGAGGACGCCGAACACGAACTGCTCGAAGAGCCCAAATGGGCGCACCTTGAGCGCGGTGATAGCTCGATACGGATCAAGTGAGGCCATTATGATCAGCAACCACCTCAGCCTGGTCGAGGCACTGCGCCCGGCCTCGGATGAACTGGCGACCCAGGTCGCCAAGTTCCTGGCCGGCGGCGGCCAGATCGAAGAAGCAGCGCCCATCGGGTATAAGCCCAAACCCATCACCTACAGCAACCAGATGCCGCCGGCACCGAAGCCGTTTGTTCGCCGGCGAGTTGAGGCGACTCCCCTGCCCCTGCACTCAAAAGATATACGCCAGCAGGAACGCGACGAGCTTGCCGAGCGTATTCGGGAACTGGGAGCCACGCACACGCAAACGGAAGCATCGGTTGCCTTGGGCCTGAGCCGGCGCACCCTCTACAGCTTCGCGAAGGAGTACGGCATCACCTTCAAGAAGCCAACCCGGGGCGGCGCCAACGGCGCAGTTCGAAGCGAACAGGTTCAGGCCCGCGACGCGAAGTACGCCGAGCGGATTCGCGCCTTCCTGGAACTGGGCATCACCCGGCGCCAGTGCTGCGGCAAACTGGCGATCGGCAACAAGGCCTTTGAGCGGATCATCGCCGCACACGGCATCGACTACCCCAAAGCGCAACGTGGCAGCACTTCATGCGCCGCATAGCCCGCATCCAGCAACGCAAACGACAAACCTGGCTCGCACTGCCGGCCACCGGAATAGAAGAGGTAGGCCATGGCAACCGAACAGAAGGAACGCACAGCCAAGCTTGCCGAGAAGCGACAGGAGCTGGGCGAGCAGGAATTGCGGCACACGGTCCCGTACGGCACCCGGCAGATGCTCGACGAGTTGATGCTCTGGCATGAGATCGAAGAGGTAAGCGAGGCCGTCCAGTTGCTGGTGCTGAATGGCCGGGCCGAGGATCTGCCGTCGGCACCGCCGAAAGTCAAAGGGCCGTCCGACAGCATCCGTCACTACTTCCGCCAAGGGATGCGTGACCGGCTGGCAGCGCTCACCGCCGAACTGGGTCAGACGAAAGAACGAACGACCATCTGGCGACTGGTTGCACATGCGTACTCACTGGGCGCTGAAGAGTCCGCCCGTTACTTCGAATTTCCGCGCCACAATCTAGCCGTATCGGAAAACGTGGCGCGCAAAATACGACAAGCCGGTTTCGCCGAATCGCTCCAGATGAATATCGATCGTGATTAAATCGTCACTTAGCTCGGGGTTGCACTTCAAACTGAGGAATTTCACCTTCACCAGAGATACCCACACGCCTGATATCAAAATAGACTGCCTTGGTATTATGATCCTCATCCTTATAGGCTATTGTGACAACCTCTTCCACAAGGGGATCATTTAGATCAAATTTAATAGCAAACTGCTGAAACTTCCCCTTGGGCCACTCAGGAATGATGGAATTTAAATAACTGAACTTACTACCAAAATCAATCGCAACTTTAAATATAGCAGCACCATCATTTCCCATATGCAATTGTAAGAAGCATTGCTGCCCAATGCGAACTGTATCATCTGAAGTAATAAATAATTCAGGCATGATATCCTTTTCCCTACGCTCCTGCATCGACCTCAACCTGTTAATCTCCGACTCAACTTGTAACCTCGTTATATCAACAAGCTCTTTCTGCTGCTCAACTGAGTTCTTTAGTTCTTGCGCTTGAAGTTGTAAGGCTTCAGAACTCAGCTTTAGCTCGCGACCTTGTTGTAAATAGCCCAGCACCAACCACAGAAAGGCCACCGGCCCAAAAACTCCTGCGAGAAAATCCCCTATCTCATTGAGTTCTAGATCTGGGATATTTGTGCGTTTCCAATAAACGAGGGTGGCTACACCTACTAGGTAGGCTCCGGTAACCACCCCACCTAAAACTTCTGATCTGACCTTCATAGCTCGCTCCATCGAATGAGCGAGAGATATTAGATGCTAATGAAGTCACTTGGAAGCATCGTGCCATCACCCTACTCGCTGCATCCGGTAACCGGATGGCGGCGCTTGACTGGAGATAATCCATGCCCCCTGAATTTTACCTTCAAGACAGTCGCAGTCACGTCGGTGACGGCGTGACCTTTCACGGAAAGGCGCACCGCGGCTACTACACCGACTTGGACAAGTGCGAGCTGTACACCAAAGAAAAGGCCTGCGGGCACCGTGACACCGACATCCCATGGCCGAAGCAGTACATCGACGAGCGCGCCCACTATGGCGTCGACTGCCAGTTGATGGACGAGCAAGCCAGCAACGCCATGCTGGCACCAGAGTGCCGCGTCTACCTGCAAGTGCCAGGCAGTTGGAACGGAAATGACGCCTACTGGATGGGCTGGGGCAAGGCGCAATTCACCGCCGACCTCGGCCGCGCCTGCAACCTGAATTTGGAGAAGTCGCGGATTGAGTTCGCAACTGAACTATCGACAGGAACGCTAAAGCTCTGGTCCGCTGACTACATCGAATCCATACGCCGCCGGCTCGTATGGCGCCAGGACATTGATCTCAAGCAGGCACTGCGCGGCACCGGCATCAAATTGGTTAAACCGAAAAAACCACGCGAGGAAGTTTTCAACTGTGGCGGCTGCGGCCGGTTCATCAGCGACGCGCAGCGCTACCGGGAAGACTGCCTGAATTGTGGTGCAAACAACACGCCCTAATTTCTACTTCGTTGGTCGAAGCGGCGTCAGGAGGTGCGGGCGCGACCACAGTAGAGCAAGAGTCTCCTCATGCAGCGACCTTATAACGGATATCTTTCTCTCCTCTAAGAAAATCATGTGCATCTCCTTATCTAGATCATCACGGAGGCTCTCTATATCAGACCTTATGCGGAGTGCCGAGCGGGCGACGAGAAGGGTGTTCTCCCCCGATATGAATGCGTTCAGCCTCGAAAGAGAAGCATCAAGCCTAGCTTTCGTTCGAGATTGGTCAATCTCCAGAATGCAGGACTCGACCACCAGTTCTGCGTCGGAAAAAAGGATAGTTAGCAGAGAAACCCTGTTGTCTTCCGCCTGCCTTTTATCAGCACGCCTGCTGAAATATGGAAGTATGACTGCGAACGACAGAGCTACAACTGAACCTACTGCTTGAACCCAAGACGCTAACCCTGGATGCGCTTCAATCCAGCAAGAAACTACTTCCAAACTCATAACCCACTCCCCTGAAGATCCCGGAACTATACCGGCGAGGATCCCGCATGCGCACAGCAATTGATTTGTTTTCTGGTTTTGGCGGATTTACCCGAAGCGGGAAAGACGCCGGGCTCAACGTCCTATGGGCCGCCAACCACTGGCCATCCGCCGTGGAGTGGCACACCAAGAACAATCCAGAAACGCTGCATGTGTGCCAGGACCTGCATCAAGCTGATTGGTCGCAGGTGCCAAAGCATGACGTGATGCTGGCCTCTCCTTGCTGCCAGGGCCACACCAAGGCGCGCGGCAAGGCGTCAGGCAACCCACAGCACGACAACTCGCGCTCAACGGCCTGGGCACCGGTGGCGAACGCTGAGGTCAACCGACCAGACTTCGCCATCATCGAGAACGTTCCGGAGTTCATGGACTGGATTCTCTACCCAGCCTGGGCCGACGCGATGCAGCGCCTGGGGTACTCGCTGGCTCCGCACATAGTGGATTGCGCCGACCTCGGGGTTCCCCAACACCGGGTGCGCCTATTCATGGTCTGCTCACGCAGCAAGGCACCGCTACTCCTGCAGCTACAGCAATACCAGCACGTGCCGGCCAGCGAGATTATCGACTTCAACGCCGGCAAGTGGTCAACGATCATCAAGCCAGGCCGTGCCGAATCCACGCTGACCCGCGTGAAGAATGGGCGAAAACGATTCGGCGAACGGTTCGTGATGCCCTACTACGGCTCAGGGTCAGGACTCACCGGGCGCAGCCTCGACCGTCCGATCGGCACCATCACCACCCTAGACCGCTGGGCCGTGGTCGACGGTGACCGGATGCGCATGATCACCGCCAATGAAGCCATGGCCGCGCAGTCGTTCCCGAAAGAGACACTGCGGCCGGACAACCACCGGCTGACCATGCACATGACAGGTAACGCTGTTCCGCCGCTGGCGGGACAGCGCGTTATTGAAGCTCTGATGAAAACGGCGTAGAAATATAGTGGCTAGGTCGAACACTAGCCAAATCGGAAAAGTCAATCTTGAAGTGCTTTAGTCTGCTTTCGAGCATTGCGATATTTATGTCGCTAACTGCAGCACAAAATAGATACTTATAAACAAGGATATCCTTATCTTTTAAAAGTTCTATGACTCCATTATTTGAAAATTCGCGCGACCAAGTTGCCTTCTGCCACTGAGCAAACCTCATGGAGTCAATTTGAGAGGTAACTTTTACATCTGAGAAGCTACATGGATTTTTGGCATGTGCAAACTCATTCCTAAGCTTCCTAAGAGCCATGAGATCATGAAAAATATCCTCACTTATTAGCGCGAACCCACGCGCCACTTGTGCTTTAGCAGAAAAAGTACCGAGGCCGCCGTTCCCATCGAATACTTTCACTGCATACCTATTCGAAAGGCCATTTTTTTTCATCACTGCTCGAAGATAGTCAGTAAGAACGCTATCCAGCATTGCCACACCAACTATTACGCAACCGCGATCCGACTCATTTAACAGGTGGTCGACCCTCGAAGCCGCATCTACACGCTCCATTTGCACTCCATGATGAAATAGGTTCAGGTTAATTTAACATCGTCCCGAGTTGGGGAGCATGCCTATAAATACAGTAAAAAAGGCCGCAATTGGTATGGCGTTCGCTACTACCCGTGCAAGCAGGGTGAGCGTATCCAGCCCAATGAATGGGAGCAAGAGTTTAAACTATCCAGCATCAACTCCGCTGTCGAAACACTCAGCGTCCTACGACCGCGGCCCCTTAGGCTTATGCTGTGCGATCGCCCTGCTGCCGGACTGGGAGAAGTCGCAAGGCGCCCGCCTGGAAGTCCTGATCGCAGAACGCCTCGGCATGACGGTTGTGAATGCCCAAGATCTGGTAACGAGCGCTAGTGAATAGGCGGCGCCGGTTCAGCCAAAGGGCTTTCAGGAGAGTTGAGAAAATCGCTCCAAGCCTCGAAGGCTTCATGGTGGCGCAGGGCGGCAGCGTCCCAACCAGCCCCAACCACTTCCTTGGATGAAACCAGCTGCATCATCATACTTGTCGCTGCATCTAGCTCGATCAGAAGGTGGTGGGACTTAAATCTGAAGTCGTCTATTCCGCTCATAAATTCGCCTTGCGGCGGGTATTGCCGGAGGCCCCGGAATGTTCCCACCGAAGCAGTGACATCTAATTACATGTGCGCATTCAAATAGAGCGATGAGCGGTCACGTGGACTACTCAGATATCGATCGAGGGAGCTTTGAAAACTTACGCGTATTCAGAGCTTTTTCCCTGGAGGTAGTCCAGAGTTCTTTTGCTCTGGATATGCCCCACTCCATCGCTTGCGTCATTGTTTGGCCAGGCCGCGACTCAAACGACTCCTCAAAAATCATAATTCCTTTCGGAGCGTATAACCCAAGAAACAGCTGCACAGCGCCTGTGCTTGAAGTCCGCACCTGAACGTTGACCTGAGCGCCGTCAGCAAGACGCTCATCTTTGGTTCGGCAATGAAGGTGCGGATTTGCCCAAGCCCAAAAGGTTCTACCGCGAGTGAACATTTCCGAGCCCCCCAAAGCGCCGGAGTATGGGCCTATTTCGCGGCCTTGAGTGCGACGTACTTATATATTTCTGCTTATCCCCTCCCCCTTCAAAGTCAGCCGCTATAGCGGCAAGGAACCCGGCATGCCTGAAATAAAGGAACGGCCAATACTCTTTTCGGCGCCGATGGTGCGCGCCATCCTGGAAGGCCGGAAGACGGTAACGCGGCGAGTGGTGAAAGGCTCCGGCCTCAACTTCCTAGCCGACTTCACGCCTGAATACGTCGCCCTGCCAGAGAATCACTTCTGCCCATATGGCCGACGCGGCGAACGACTGTGGGTGCGCGAGACTCACGCCGATATCGGCTGTCGCCTTACTTACCGCGCCGACACCGACGACGGCGCCCACTGCCAGGTGAAGAAGTGGACGCCGGCCATTCACATGTTCCGCCGACACAGCCGCATCCTGCTGGAGATCACCGACGTGCGCGTCGAGCGGTTGCAGGACATCAGCGAAGAGCAGGCGCTGGCCGAGGGGATCATTCCTCACGTCCGTGGTGGCTGGCACTGGCACCCGCATGATCCGAGCAACGTTGATGACTGGCATCAGTTCGGGTTCAAGTCACCTGCCTTTGCGTTCCAAGACCTTTGGATCGGTACCGGCGGCGATTGGGACGCCAACCCGTGGATCTGGGTGGTCGAGTTCAAGCCGGTGACGCCATGATCGCCACCCTCTGGTTCGCCTACGTCTTCATCTACAAGGGGCCGAGGCCATGAGAACTGTTACCCGAATCGTTGACGACCCGGCCGCGCGCTGGGGTTTCAGGCGAGATCCAGCGACCTATGAGGACGCAGAGAAGATCACCGGGTTTCGACTGGACCGGCGCTCAAGCTACTTGATCACCAGGAATGATGTGGTGGAGCAAGAAGCCCGGTGCACTGTGGAGTGCTCTGGTTGCAGCTGTGACTGCTCCAGTTGCAGCTACGGATACAGCGCCCATAAAGCCAGTGGCTGTCGCGAATGCGGCGGAACCGGAAAGCGCCGTATGTATTTCGGCTTCCCGCCCTCCCCGCCAAAGCGCAAGAACCCCTAACCCCAATCCCCCTACATGCCTGCCGGTGAGCGGCGGGAGGAATCACGGAAGCTGACTATCAACCCAGCGCTCTGCCGCTGTCATTGCTTCGTCCAATGCGGCTGGGTAATCGGCCCACGGCCCTGAAAGCTCAGCAGCGACTTCACCCATTCCGTGTATGTCCACGGGCTCGATGATTGTCGCGGATGTAGGCACCGGGTCGTTCGGCCTTTTCCAGACGAACTTGAGGAATACCGTGTGACCTCGGTACTCATGAGCGATCGGCACATCCAGATTATGTGACACGCGTCCTCCCACAGGCGCAACGAATCGACACCTGTTGTACACCCATCCAAAGGGTTGAGAAACCTGAGCAAAAAGCCATTACTCCATTCCCCTACATGCCTGCCGGTGAACGGCGGGCGCACGCCTGGAAAATATTTATGACCATCACCGCCCCGGTCATCCGGTACCACGGCGCCAAGTTCCGGCTTGCGCCGTGGGTGTTGCAACACTTCCCACCGCACACCTGCTACGTAGAGTCGTTCGGCGGCGCCGCTGGCGTGCTGATTCAAAAGCCTCGGTCGTATGCCGAGGTGTACAACGACCTCGATGGCGACATCGTGAATCTGTTTAGGGTTTTGCAGGATCAGGATTCGCGATCGGGACTTGTTGAGAGCCTGGTATTCACGCCCTATTCCCGCGAAGAGTTCGAACTGTCTTGGGAACCGAGCACCGAGCCGATCGAGCGTGCAAGACGAACAATCATCAGGGCGCAAATGGGCTTCGGCTCCGCCGGTGCCACCAAGGGCGCCACTGGCTTTCGCATCGATACCAAACGCCAGTACGGCACCGCGCAATCACTTTGGGCTACTTATCCAGAGCAGCTCGCCGAGGTTGGCCAGAGGCTGAGCGGCGTCCTAATCGAAAACCGCCCCGCGATCGAGGTGATCAAGGCGCATGACGGGCCGCAGACATTGCACTACGTCGACCCGCCCTATGTGCATGACACCAGGTACAAGGGCGCGTCGAGCGGACGGTACTACAGACACGAGATGGATGACGCCGCACATCGAGATCTACTCGGCGTTTTGCTCGAACTAGAAGGAATGGTCGTGCTATCGGGTTACCCGAGTGACCTGTACGCGGAGCTGCTACCCGGCTGGGCGAGCTACAGCACATCCGCCCGCATCAGCGCAGGGCGCGGCACCGCGAACCGAACCGAATGCATCTGGCTTAACCCCGCCTGTGTCGATCGCGTAAGCCAGATCGGCCTGGACCTCTGCGAAAGAGCATAACCCTAACCCACCTTCTGCCGCCCAGCGCGGCAAGGACACCACATGTTCGCATTCAAACTCACCCTGATCCTGCTGGGCGCTTTGCTGTACGCGGTCGCCAGCGCCGGCTGGTTCTTTTGGCTCGGCCCACGCCTTCTGGCGGACGGCGAAACAGCCGACATCCTCTACGCCTTCGCTGGCACCTGTGGCTGGATGCTGATCACCTTCAGCCTGGTCATTCACATCATCAAGACAGCCCGGCCCACGGCGGCCGGTGGGAGGTAGTTATGGACGGTATTCACTTCCTGTCGCATGAAGAGGTTTGCACGCTTACCGGCGCGAAAACGAAAGCCGGCCAGGTGCAAGTTCTCAAAAGAAACGGCATTCGCCACACCATCAAACGCAGCGGGTGGCCTTGCGTCATCGCATCGGCACTCACTGGCGAGGCTGCCGGCGTGATGGAAAAACCGAAATGGCAACCGCGGCTGGTGGGGTAGATGGGACGAAAACCAACCCGGCCTGGGAGCATTCCCCGGCTACGCGAAAGGAAGCGTGGCGACACGACGTATTACCTTTACGACACAGGCGGGACGCCACGCAAAGAAATACCATTGGGCAAGGACTACGGGCTGGCAATTTTGGAATATGCAAAGCTCGAAAAAAGCCGTGTATCCCAGGCCATGGCGCAGGATGTACTGACTTTCGCCTATGTCGCTGAAAAATACATGCTGGAAGTTGTTCCAACTAAAGCGCCGGCGACGCAGAAAGACAACGCCAGAGAGCTGAAGCAGCTACTTGCCTTTTTCAATGACCCTCCGGCCCCGTTGGAAGCTATTGAGCCCCAGCACGTTGCTCAGTACTTGAGACATCGAGGAAAGACCGCACCTGTTCGTGCAAATCGCGAGAAAGCATTGCTCAGCTCGATCTGGAACTTCGCCAGGACCAGCGGCTACACGTCCTTGGCCAATCCCTGCGCCGGTGTTAAAGGTAATAAGGAAAGCGGACGTGACATCTACGTCGAAGATGAAATGCTCGCGATGGTGTATTTGCACGCAGACCAGCCGCTGAAAGACGCGCTTGATCTGTTCTACCTGACAGGTCAGCGTATCGCTGACACCCTCAAAATGGATGAGCGCGATATCAGGGAAGATCGCCTTGCTGTGCAGCAGGGAAAAACCAAGGCCAAGCGACGAATTGAAATCGTTGGGGAGTTGAAGGTTGTGATCGACCGAATACTGGCCAGGAAAGACAGCCATAAAATCCGGTCCAGCAAACTCATCGTAATGGACAACGGGCAGCCCATGACCAGCAGTATGTTACGGGGGAGATTTGATGCTGCGAGAGAAGCTGCTGGCGTAAAAAAAGCAGACTTTCAGATGCGGGACCTGCGCGCAAAGGCTGGTACCGATAAGGCGGAATCAAGCGGAGATATTCTGCAAGCCAGAGATCAGCTTGGGCACACAACCGTGGTGATGACAGAGAACTACATCCGCAAACGCATCGGCAAAAAAGTTACGCCGACGAAGTGAATTGCGGAAAGGAGAAGAATATTGCGGAAAAAAACAAAGAGCTAGCCAAGTCCTAAAACCCAGCAAACCCTTGAATATGATGGTGCCCGAAGCCGGAATCGAACCGGCACGCCCTTACGAGCGGGGGATTTTAAGTCCCATGCGTCTACCAGTTTCGCCATTCGGGCGGTAGCGCTATGCAGCAGGCCAAGCAGCGTTAAAAGCCCTTGAGCGTTGCAGCAGGCTAGGGAATATATAGATCCAGCCCCCTCGATGCAAGGTCGGGTGTGGGCTTTTTCAAACAATCAAGCGGCGCCCTGGCAAACAAAAAAGCTCGCCAGATCAGTCATCTACAGATTTTGCAGGCGGGAGTGGGCAATGGCGATACCGACCGCTTCACCAGGTGCCGCACTCGTGCCCCACGTGCATCAGGAAAAATAAGTCATTACCGCAATAACCACTGAAACCCAAACCAGGGTCATCAAAAACGACAGCGCAGCCAATGTCTTGCCCATTTGCCTACTCGCCCCGATGAAATCACTTCAAGGAACCCTCCCAGCGCCGCTTGAGAATAGCCACGCACGACGCAGTTCGCCTTCAACCTCCCACGAAAATCGTGGATACGATACTCCACGCAAAAGGTTAGTTCCTTCAGCAGTCCCGCCCACACGTTACCGAGCCGCTGTTTATTCCCTGATACCTCAAAATGATCATCCCCGGCTTTCCTGCTCCTGCAGCGCCCCGGCCCATCTGATACGCTTTTTTCTTCTGCATCTGCCCCTGTATCGAAAACCGCCCTGCCCTGACAATACTCCCACTCCCGACACGCCCGTGGAGCCCGGCAGGAACCGTCCTGCCGGCCCGTTCATTTCGGAGGCCTTATGGCTAAGATGGCATTTTTCCTGTTCGGTTTTCTTGCGCTGACCATCGCAATTGGTCTGCTGGCCACCATCTCACCGGTCTAGGATCCATGGCCTGCTGACGCAACCCGCTGGAGGTCAGAGGGAGTGTCAGCCGGCAAAAAACATCGGATACAACGACAGCACCAACAGCGCCGCCATCGACCAGTTGAACACCCGCAACCAGCGTGGCTCGCGCAGTACATTGCGCAAGCCGCTGCCACAGCCGGCCCATACGCAAACGCTGGGCAGGTTTACCAAGGCAAACACCGCAGCAATCAACAGCACGTTGGCGACATAACCCTCGGCAGGCGTGTAGGTGGTGATCGCGCCCAATGCCATGACCCAGGCCTTGGGGTTGACCCACTGGAAGGCCGCCGCACCGAGAAACGTCATGGGTTTGCGCTTGTTATCGGTGTCATCGGACATCGCGCTGGACGTTGCGATTTTCCAGGCGAGGTACAGCAAATACGCCGCCCCCACATAACGCAATACGGTGTAGGCCCACGGCAACGCCTTGAACACTTCTCCCAGGCCCAGGCCCACGGCGATCACCAACAACATGAAGCCAATGCTGATGCCCAGTGCATGGGGAATCGAGCGAATAAAACCTAAGTTCACCCCGGACGCCAGCAACATGGTGTTATTGGGACCTGGGGTGATTGAGGACACAAAGGCGAACAGCGCGAAGGCTGAAAGCAGGCTTGAAGACATGAGCATGGCGCGACATCCGAACGAGTACTGTGGCCGTGACAGTAGAACGTTGCGCCAGCCTGCGCCCCGTACAGCTACGGGTAGATACGGTCATACACTTCGCCAGGCCTGCCAACAAGCGCCCTCCAACCAAACTGCCATTGGTTTGCCTTCATTGATCGGTATACTTGCGCCCTTCTCTGCACTGCACACTGTGCTGAACACATCCTGAAAGGACACTCGATGAGCAACTACCTCGACCGCGCGCTGACGGGCCTGCGGACCCTGGGCATCAATCTTCTGCAGCCGGTTCCAGATGCACCGGTACTGGTATTGCTGGACCGCGTGGCCCAGTACGACACCGCCAAAGTCACCGCTATCGCTGCCGTGCTGCAACAGTCGACCACCTTCAACAGCGTGGTTCGCGAGCAGATTGCCGGCATGGATATCTCCACACGCTTCATGGACATCACCCAGAGCTTCACCTCAATCCGCGAAGACGCGGCCGCCATGGCCGGCTGGATGGATGACGGGCGCCTGGATACGCTGGAGAAGCTCAAGCTGAGCTGGATGAACCTGCGTCGTGGCTCGATCCCCAGCCGCTTCAGCGAGATCCGTGAAAACTACCTGCAGGTGTGCAAGTCGGCCAATGACCAGATCTCCCGGGAAACGGTGATTCTGGAAGCCTACCTGGATTTTCGCATGGCCATGAAAGCGGCCGAGGTCGATGCCCAACAAGTGCTCGCCCTGGCCGGCCAGGTCCTGGAGCAGCGTACCCAGGCCTTGAACGAGGCCAACGCCCAAGTCACGGCTGCCGAAACCCTGGCGCCGGCCGAACGCGCGGCCTTGGAATTGCGCCGTGACGAAGCCGTACGCGCGCTGCAGGACGAAGACAAGCGCTACCAGATCGTCAAGGACATCGCCGATGACCTGAAGGTCGGCTACAACACGGCCGAAATGGTCTTCGCCCGGATCAACCAGGTGCATGTGATCAAGGAGCGCCAGTACCAGCGCATGGTCTCGTTCTTCTCTACCAACGAAGTGGTGTTGACCGGCCTCGCGGTGTCGTTCACCAGCAACAGTGGACTGGCCGAAGCCACCAACACGCTGAACGCCACCACCGAGGGCATCAGCAAGGGTCTTGAAGCCCTGGGCAGCACCGGCAACACCCAATTGGAAGCAGCGGTCAAGGCCAGCTATGGCTCCACCATCAAGGTCGACTCGGTGCGCGCCCTGGCCGACGCCACCCTGAGTTTCCAGACGGACATGCACGGCCTGACGGAAACCTACCGCGCTGAATCCAGCAACGCGTCCCGTGACATCGCCGAAGCCGTCGAAGAGGCCAAACGCAAGTTCGCCGCATTGCTGACCAAGGCCGCTTGATGAGCGACATTCTTCTCTCCGAGCAACTCGGCGCGATGGCGCTGGTGGATCAACTGCGCCACCAGCAGATGGCGGTGGAAAAGGACTTGAGCCTGCCCCAACGCCGCGCAGAAGTGGCGGCGCGCATCCGCGAGTATTACCAGAACAACGGCATTCAATTTACCGAAGCGCAGATCGATCAGGGCGTGCGCGAATTCTTTTCCAAACGCCTGGTGTTCGAGGCCCCGGAACTGAGTGCGCTTGACCGCTTCTGGAGCAAAGTACTGCTCAGGCGGCATCGCGGCATACTCGTCATCCAGCTCATCGCGGTCACCTTGCTGGTGGTGCAATGCAGCCGGGTGATGGTCGCCAGACACGAGATCCTAGAGGCTCAAAGAGCGGCCATCGCCGTCGAGACGAACGCGGCACAAAAACAATCAGACATCGCCCACCTGAAGGCTCGCTTGAGCGCCGTGCAACAGGACCCGGCCTATATTGAGGGCGGCGACCTGTTCAGTGCCCTGCCCCGACTGAATACCAAGGCCGAACATGCCCTGGCCATGGTCGATACCTCCGGGGTCGATTACGCCAGTGAGCAGATCGGCGTGCTGGAGGCGTTTTTAGCCAAGGTCAAGGCAGTCCAGCCGATGACCGACCAGCTCAACGAGTTGACCCGCAAAGTCGCCGACATTCAGCTGCCCGCCGCCGACAGTAAAGCGACGCGGGGCATGCAGGCCGAATTGGTCATGATCAAAGACCTCATCGGGAAATTCGAAATCGAAAAAGCCGGCGGCCAACTCAGGGCCCTGCGTGCCAACACCGAACTGATCCCCAAGGAGGTGACCATTCGGGTTGTCGACCGGCCCGGCACGCCGTCCGGTGTCGAGCGCTGCTACGACAAGGCGCTGTGTAATTCCAATCCTGGTTCGATCCAGGGCAAGAGCTGG